CTGCCCACTCAGCTCGAACACCGGCTGCACGAACGTCTGCCCCGGCGTCAGCGTGTGGCAGTACGGAGAGTGCACGTGGCCGTTGGACGCGACGACCTGGAGGTAGCGCGTCCAGCCGCCGCGACGCTCGAACTCCGCGTCGAACGGTGCGCTCGCCTCACGGTACGCGACGCGAGCGGCGTCCTGCGCGGCCGTGCCCTGCGCCATCAGGCGCTCGCCCGTCGCCGTGTGGTACCCACCGAACTTCAGGTAGCGCTTCGCGCTGCGCACCGTCTCGTTCGCGCGCTGCATCGCGGCCGCGGCCGGCGCCGTCGCCTCGCTCCACATCTCGTCGATCTCCGGCGGAGACAGGACAGTCAGGTCAGTCGCTTCGATGGTCACTTCGCGCTCCTCGTGCTCGGGTAGACCCGATGATAACGGAGTGATCATCGGCGTGCAACCCGGACATAGAAGCGGCCGGCCCCGGGAGCACAGGACCGGCCGCGGTTCTCAGCACCCGAGCTGAGACTCTGCGCGCGCCAACCGGCGCCCAAGCTCGTTACCGGCCCGTCGCCGGCCCGCGCCGGCGCTCCGGATGATCGTGCCACTCCACCAGCACCTCCGCGGCCTCGCCGCGCGTCTGGTAGTCCCAGCCGCTCCACGCGACGTCGAGTGTCCGCTCGCTCAGGCCGCGCTGCACGAGCTGGCGCGCGCCGCCACCGCCGACTGCGGACGCCTCATCGCGCGGCGCCTCCGCACGCCACACCGTGCGGCCCTTGCCCGGCCGGCGCAGACGCGTCCCCGCGATCCGCGAGTCCGTCGAAGCGACCTCACGGCGCACGAACCCGAGCGCCACCTCCATCGGCCCGCCGTCCATCCCCGCGCCCACCGCAACGACGTCGTACCCCGCGCCACCACGCGCCGACACGAACCGCAGCCGCCGGCCCTCCATCACGCCCGGCGAACCCTTCAGCTCACCCACCTTCGCGTCATACGCCGCGCGCTTGACGTCTCGCATCAGCTCGCCCATCACTCGCCACCCTCTACGGTCGACGGGTCGACGAGCGGGCCGGCAGCTTCGACCTCCGCCCGGTAGGCCGGATCCACTTCGATCCGGACGCGCCCGGTGCCCTCGCAGTAACAGCACCGGCCGCTCCCGCCGCAGCCCGGAGGCTCGTCCGGGCAGTAGCCGCCATCCGCCTCGCAGTTCGCGCAGACGCCGGAGCCCGACTCCTCCGCGCACTCGTCGCAGTCCTGAAAGTCGATGTTGCTCGACCTGTCCTCCATCACCATCACGCCACCTCGCCCTTCGCCAGAGACTCCTGCTCGCGCACCTTCAGCCATCGCCACTTCCCACCCTCCGGCGGCGCAGTCGGCCGGAACGCCCCGCTGAAGCCGAAGTCGCCTTTGCCACGCGCCTGCCACGCCAGCAGCCCCGCGTCCTCCTGCGACTTCTGCGTCAGATCGTGACGGTTGCCCCTCGGCGCGTCCGGGTCGAAGCCCTGCGTGAGCGCCCGCTCGCGAAGCACCGCCCACGACTTGCCGCTGTAGCGGCCGCTGCGATCCGGCGTGTGGAGATAGAGCCCCGTGCCCTTCGGCCCGACCGCCGCGAGCACGTACCACCGATGCCCGCTGTACTCCCGCACCGGCACCAGCCGCGGCCCCTCGAACTCGATCCCGGCCTCGGCGAGCGCACGCTCGATCGCGTGCGCCTGCTGCGCGCCGCCCATCGCGCGCTCCATCTCCTTCAGCTCCTTCGCGAGTTGCCGCGTACGCTCGCGCGCCTCGTCGTACGCCGGCGTCAGCTCCGCGAGCCGCGCGAGCGCCGTCTCACGCTCGCGGCGCTTCGCGTCGATCGCCTGCGCCATCTCCTCCAGCGTCGGCACACGCGTCTCCTCGTCGACCATCACGACCGCCTCCCTGCGCGCCGCGCCGCGCTCCGCCGACGAGCGCCCGACGAACGCGTCGCGTCGCTGCGCAGCGGCCGCATCCGACGCACCCGGATCCCATCGTCGTCGATCGTCAGCGTCTCCTCGTGCTCGCGCACGACCGCCATCGCCGCCGGCGAGCCGCGCCGGCACGTCGCCGCCGCGTCCTGCACGCCATCCTCGAACACGTACTCGACGAGCTGCGCGCGACCGCCGGCCAGCGGCTCCGCGATGCGCTCGATCACCACGACCGGGCCGGCCATCACGCCACCTCCACCTTCAACCGCAGCACGTCCGGCTCCGAACCGTAGCCCGCACGCTCGACGAGCATCGTGCCGATCGTCAACGCGCGCACCGCCGCGCCGCTCATGTTCGATGAGTCCTGCCGCAGCTCGAACGTCATTTCCACCGCACCGCCGACGACAAGTGCCGAGAACGCCGCGATGTCCGGATACTGCGGGTACGTCCGGCCGGCCACCTCGTACGTCGCGCGCGCCGCGTCCTTCAGCGCGGCGACCTTCATCCCACGCGCCCGATCGACGACGACTTCGACGTCGTACACGTGCTCTTCGCGATCGGCCGGCATCACGCCCACCCCGCCTTCCGTGCCTTCGAGTCCGGCAACGCCTCCGCGGCCGCGACCTGCTCGGCCGCCAGCCCACGCCCGAGCGGGCACACGATCACCCGCGACTGCGTGACCGTCCACCGCATCAGCTCGGAGTCCGACCCGAGCCCGGCGCCCTGCGGCGCGTCGCGCCACTCCGTGCGCAGCGCGACACACGCCGTCGAGTAGCGATGATCCGGCGTCTGCCCCGGATACTCGAACCGCACGATCGTCGAGCGCGCCGCCGCGACAGCCTCGTCGAACGTCGCCCACTCGCGCTTCCCGTCGATCTCCGCGTCGCCATACCACGACGGCACCGTGAAGCGCGTGCTGCCGGCCAGGACCACCTTCGCGGCGTCCGGATCCGGTGCGTCGCCGACGATCGACGACACGTCGACCTGCCACCGGCCGCCCATCGCGCGCTCCTCGTACGGCTTGTCCCCGTCGCGCTCCTCGTACCACAGCTCGGCGATGCCGCCATCGACGCGGATCACGAGCCCGATCCGGTTCGCGCGGCGCAGCAGACCCTCCACTGCGCCCCATGTCTTCGGCTTCAGCGCGCCCATCAGCACGCACCCCTCTCCGCGCGAGCGCGCGCCCGCTGCGACGTCGTGATTCCCGGCCGCGTCAGCATCCCGCGCTGCTCGGCCTCCGCGATCAGCACGCGCGCCATGTCCGTCACCATCGCGCGCGGCTCGTGCGCCTCAGACGTCAGCGTGTCGTAGCCCGTCACGCGCACCGTCGTCTGCCGCACCTCGTCGCCCTGCCACGTGCGCTCGATCTCGATCTCGCGCTCGATCTGCTCCGCCGCGTTACGCTGCGTCACGATCACGCGCTCCGTCCGCATCCACTCGCGAGGCGGGCGCTGCTCTCCAAGGTTCGTCCGACCGGCCATCTTGTGCTCCTTCAACTCGGGTACAGCCACGATAACAGAGTTATCGTCCGTGCGTCAACTAGGCGACGAGCGTCATCTGCGCCGCCGCGGCCGCGCGCTCCACCGGGATCTCCGACAGCCACCCCAGCCCCTTGTCCAGATGCGTCTTCCGGAACCGCGCCCACATCGACCCGTCCATCGAATCGCACGCGCCCGTCGACACGCAGTAGCGCATCCGCGTCCGCGAGTTCACGCGGCCCCAATGCACCCACAGCCCGCGGCTCTTCGCCTCACGCGCGACGTCCGCCGCGATCGGCCCGAGCTTGAAATCGTCGTCACCGCCGACGAACACCGCGTCGAGCCGATGCCACGTGCGATCCAGCCACCTCCGCATCGACGCGCGGTCGATGCCGTTCTGAAGCACGAGCCCGACCGGCAGGCCGCGACGCTCGACGGCCGGCGCCCACCGCTCGAACTGCTGCGCCGTCGCGTACGCGTCAGCGACGACATCCGGCACCGTGACGAACTTGCACAGCCGCGTCGCGCGGCGATCGGTCACGACACCCGTCTCCGGATCGTAGGTGCTGCCCGCGACCGGCCGGATCCGATCGAGCATCCGCTCGAACGCGATCGGATCGAGCCCCTGAAAGCAGTCGTTGTCCGCGGCCCACGGGATCCCCGCGGCCTCCGTCTTCTCGATCGACGACGTGTGCCGCGGCTGGATCAGGCGCCCGAGATTCGGGTGGATCGCCTGCCCGTTCGCTCCCGGATGCTCGTGCATCGACGGGAACGCTGTCGTCACCAGCAGCAGATGCTCGCCCACCACGCGCTCGCTCGACGGGCGCATCAGCAGTTGTAGCCCGCGACTGCGAACTCTCCATTGGGGAACTCGTCGCACGCGCCGGCGGAGCGACGCACCGCCTCGTACATCTCGGCCTCCGAGCGCTGCATCTCCTCCAGCTCCTCCGGCGAGCGACCGAAGTAGATGTCGCCCGTCGTCAGGCGAACCTCGCGTGCAGCCTCCTCGCGCGCGTCGGCCTCGCTGTAGCCCATCGCCCGGTACTCCGTCACCAGCGCCTCGAACATTGCCTGCTCCTTCAACTCGGGTACGCGAGCGATGATAACAGAGTTATCGGCCGTCGTGCAATCCGGCGACGCGCTCGAACCTGTCCAGCAGCTCCGACGAGGTGTCACCCGCCTCGATCCGGCGCAGCAGCGCCGCGAGGTACCGGGCGCACAGCAGCCCCTCCGGCAACTCGCCCTCCGCGGCCTCCACCATCTCCGCCGCGAGCTGCGCGACCTCCTGCGCCAGCGCGGCGTGCGCGCGACGCGACTCCGCGCAACGCGCCAGCAGCCGACGAGCCGCGGCCGGCTCTACAAGATCCTGCACCGGCTCAGCCGCCGGAGCATCCGGGACGACAAGATCCTGCACCTCCGCCGGCGGCTCGGGCTCGTCGGGTACACGATCCTGCACGTCGCCCAGGCGCTCGACGACGCCGGCGACCTCCAGCGGCCCGACCACGATCGGCGCGCGCCCCAGCTCGTCGCCGGTAACGCCGGCGAGCCGATCGGCGAGCCGCGCGCTCGTGACAGCAGCCCGCGCGAGCAACGCCTCGTCGGGCTCGTCGTCCGGCGGCGGCGCGAAGTCCTTCGTTCCCCAGACCACGGACGGCCGGCCCTTCCCCGGCACGGCGCCCGGCCAGTCGAACGCGCGCTCCGTCGTCGCCATCGCACGGCCCTCGCTCCCGAGCGGCCCGAGCGCGTTGCGAACCGTCGTGATGTCCACGCCCAACTCGACGGCCAGCGCCTTGATCGACCGTGGCCGCTCCTCCAGCAGCTCGACGATCCGGTCACGCCGCTTGCGGGACTCCTCCAGACGGTTCCGCGGCGCAGGACTCACGGGCTCCTCCCTCGAAGATGGCACCGTCACGCCGGACGGTTCGGGCGCCGGCGGCAGCGGGGGAGGCTCCCCTTCGGGAATCCGCTCCTCGCCGGCGCCCTCACCATCCGCGAGGATCGTCCCAGCCTCTTCGGCCGGAACGCCCGCGGCCTCCAGCGCGGCGATCACGACGTCCCGCGGCGTCCCGTTGCGCTCGCGCGTGCGCTCGATCACGACCGCGGCGCTTCGACGCACACGCGCGATCGTCTCCTCCGCGTGCTCCAGCGATCGGATCCCGTCGACCGTCTTACGAACGAGATCCGGGCCGCCCTCCGCGGCCGCGGTCAGCACCGCTTGATCGAACGCGGGCAGTGTCCGGCGTAGTACAGCAGGCAACTCGGGCATAACCCGATTATCACACGCTGGCCCGCCGGACGCTACGCCGCGTCCGCGAGAACACGCGGATCCGGCCCCAGCCGGATCGGCTGCATCACCGCGGCGGAGATCATCGCCTCCACGCCACAGTCCTCACACACGACGCGGAGCAACGGATCGCCCGGCGCGGCCCGCTGCACAAGCAGCGGACCCTCACAGTACGGGCAACGCGCCTCGATCGGCGTCTGAGGAGTCGGAGCAGCAGTCACGTGGATCACCCATCGGTGTAACCACTATGACCGAATGACCGGACGCGTTCAACCTGCTCTCTCCGTGATTCCGATCACACGCGCCGGCTTACGGCCGATCAGCTCCTCGAAGACGTCGACCGCCGCGCCGGCATCCATCTCACCATCAGCGACAGCTCGCATCGTCTGCGCCATCGTCTCCGCGATCCGCTGCATCTGCGCCTCCGACCGGAACAGCTCCATGTTCTCCGGCAGCTTGCCGACGACCTCCAGCAGCGTCGCGAGACGAGCGCGCGACTCGTCGGCCGCCTTCTTCGCGCCCAGCGACGCGGACTGATTCGTGTCGAACCACGCCAACGCCATCGCCTCGAAATCGCCGATCGCCAGCCGGTAGCCCACCGCCAGCTCGTCGAGCAGTTCCATCGGCGTGTCCTCCAGCGGCGACCGCACGCCACGGTTGCCCGCCACGATCCGCTCGACCTGCCGCACGGACACCTTCGCCTCCGCCGCGATCACCGCGTAGGGCATCCCCTGCGCCGCCCGAGCGATGATCATCGAATCGCGGAGCGCCTGCCGAGCCGCCGGCAGCCGCGGCCCCGTCGCGCCGGCGTCCTTCGCGCGCTTGGCTGCCGCGTCGGCCTTCTTCGCGCCGCCGCCGGTGCTCTTCGCGCGAGCACGCGCCGGCCGCGACGCACGGCCGCTCTTCGGCGCCGGCGTCAACTCCGCGGACTCCAGCTCCAGGGATACACGCCCGGATCATCCTCGCCGACCGCGTTCTTCTCCAGCCGCACACACGAGAACACCGCGCGCTCCTTCGCGTCCGGGCCGCACTCGCGCACCCCTTCGATGCGGTAGCAACTCCCCGTCGCGGTCCTCAGAAAATCGTCGGGCTCCGGCAGCGGCCCGTCCCACCACTCCGCGCGCAGCTCGCACGTCGAGCCCGGCCACGGCATTACGCGCCCTCGTGCCGCAAGGCAAGATCGAGCGCTGAATCGGTCAGCCGCGCGACGCGCATCAGCTCGAACGCCGCGTCGATCTCGCGCATCACGTCCTCGTCGACATGCGGCGCCGGACCATCGTCGAGCCGCACCGCCTTCGCGAACTCCTCCACGAAGACCTCGCGCGCTCGCGGCTGCAACGCCGGCGGCAGGCGCTTCATCGTCTCCACGAGCGCGTCGCGCTGCTCCAGCTCCTTCCGGATGTCGTCCGGCAGCGGAACGTCCTCCAGCTCCGACAGCGCGATCAGCTCGCCGTGCGCGGCGTCGAGCGCGCGCACGACGTCGACTAGCAGCCGGATCAGCGCGTCACGCTCGGCACGCTCCGCGACGGCGCGCGCAGCACCGCTCGCGACCGCCTCACCGGCGCCAGCCGCCACCGGGCCACCAGATCCGCACGCCCCGCGGCCGCTCGCCGGCGCCACGACCGATCGCCCACGCGACGACCGCCGTGAACACCGCGAGCCCGGCCGCCTCCAACCACGCCCCGGAGACGGCCGACAGCACCACCACGAGCACGAGCAGCGCGACGAGCACTAGTCGATCGCCTCCGCTTCGACGCGCGGCCGCGGCGGCGCCTTCGTCTTCAGGCCACCAGCCCACCCGCGCGCCGGCGGCGCCTTCCACACGCCGATCTTCGTATCCATCGCGCCGACCGGCCCCGTGTGCGCCGTGATCGCCTCGCGCTTCGACGCGCCCTCGAACTCGCCGACGACGTGCCAACTCTCCGGCAGTAGCCGCAGCGCCTTCGGCTTCACGCCGAGCACCTTCGCGATCTCCCCCAGCAGCTCCGCGCTCATGTCCTGATCCTCCGGCAGCACGAGCACCCGCTCGCGCTTCATCACCGTTCGCACCGTGACGTTGCCCGACTCCTCGTCCTGCGCCGGCGCGCCAGCGCCGTTGCCCTCGTCCGCCATCTGCACTCACTCTCCGCTCGATTGAACCTGCCTGCGGGCACCGGAAGGCCCGGTGCCCGCCCGCCACCAGCCCTGTCAGACCTTCCCGGCGCGCACGGCCTCCAGCGACGCGTGCAGCGCCTCCGCGAGATCCGGCGTCTCCTCCGGCGCCGGCAGCGGCTCGACGACGCTCGCATCCATCTCGCCGGCGAGCGCGCGCACCATCAGCTCCTCGCGCAGCGCCACCGCGTCGTCGCGCAGCGCGTCGAGATCGTCCACGTGCCCGTGCAGGGCCGCGAGCAGCTTGCACATCACGAGCACCTGCTCCTTCGGCATCTGCACCTTCTGGATCGACGTCGCCTTCGACGGCGCCTCGCGGACGTCCTCCGCGAACACCAGCGTCAGCAGCACGAGCGTCCCGTTCGTCCCGTTCGGAACGATCACGCCGAGCTGCTGGCGCGAACGCGTCGTGTACTTCACGACCGCGACTTCGCGGCGCTCGCGCAGCGCGTCGTACAGCAGCCGCAGCTTCGCCTTCGCGTCGCCGTCCTGCGCGCCAACGAAGTACGAGCCGATCACGCGGTCACGCCGGATCCGCGTCCCGTCGATGCACTTCACGATCTCCATCCGATCGAGCTTCGTGCGCGTCTCGATCGCGTCGAGCTGATCGGTGCAGTCGACGAACGCGCCGTCATCGCGACGCACGCCACGCCGCACCGCGCCGGCCTCGACGATCTCGCCGGAGCCCTCCTCGACGAGCACCTGCCGGAACTCGCCGTCCACCAGCACGCCGCCGGGCTCGACGGGCGCCGCCGGCGGCGCCGACGCGAACTCCGCGAAGCTCCCGCCCGCGAACGCACCGAACTCGCGCTCGAACGCGTCGTCTTCGTCCTTGTGTGCAGCGGCGAGCGCGGCGCGCTCCAGCTCGTGCGTGCCCGCAAGCGGATCGGACGGCCCCGCCTGCTCGGGCTCCTCGCCGACCGGCACCGCGACGCCGCGCTGCTCGTACTTCAGGTGCCCGCCGTTCGGGCCGGCCGTGTCGAACTTCGCCGTCTTCGCCGGGTCAGCACGCGTGCTGAACAGACCGATCGACGCCTTCAGAGTTCCGATGTAGAGCTGCGTGTTCGCGCTCGATCGCTTCGCTGCATCAGCCATTTCATGCTCCTTCGGTAGATCAACTCGGGCTCACCCGATGATAACAGAGTGATCGGCGGGAGGCTACGTGCGAACGAGCCGTCCGAGCCGTACGCGGCCCGCCGCGACCTCCACCAGATCGTTGTCCTTCAGCAGCTTCAGATGCGTGACCGGCGTCGAAGACGTCGCGGAGAACCCCGCCTGCGTGAACAACTCGTCGCGCTCGATCTCGCCGGCGCGCAGCACGACGTCGAAGAGCGCGCGTGGCCCGTCCGGGAGCGCCAGCCTGAAGCGCTCGCGCAGGTCCGCCGGCGACACGTGCCCGTTCTCCGCGTTGACCACGACGTAGCCCGTCGAGTCCGTCCCCTCGATCAGCCCGCGGTCCTTCAGCTCCGATAACTCGCCCGTCAGGGTCGACGACTTCACGCCACGGTTCAGGATCGTCGCGAGCTGAATGCGCGTCAGACGCAGCGGCACGAGCCGCTGCATCTGCGCCAGCAGCTTCGACGCGCCGCGACTCATATCGCCGCGCTCCGCGTCCTCACGCATCGCCGCTCGAATGAGCGGCACCGCGTCCTCTCCGCCGATCGTCGGCCCCGTCCGCTTCGCGTGCTCGTGCACCCGCTGCTCGATCTCGAACTCCTCCTCCGTCGACAGCCCACGGCGGCGCTCCTTCGGCCGCGGCACCGCGAGCCGGCCCTCCGGCGGCAGGCTCGCCGCGAACTCCAGCACCTCACGCAACGCTGGCACCCACTCGCCGAGCGGCCCTACAGCTCGCGCCGCCACCTCCGCCGCATCACGCACCGCGTCACGCGCGAGCGCGAGCTGCTGCTCGAAGTCCGCTTGCGCCGCCTCGATCGACGCCACGCACTCCGACAGCGCCGTCATCAGCCCCGGATCCGGCACGAGCACACGCTCCGGCGGGACCGACACGACCGGCTCGACCTTCGCTTCGAGCGCGCGCTCCAGCTCCTCGATCCGTGCCTTCAGCACCTTTGGATCGTTCGCGGCAGCCCGCTCGACCGTCTCCGACATCAGCCGCTTCAGTTCGCCCAGGTCGACCTTCGCGCGCGGCGCGTCCTCCTCCACCGCGCGCTCGTCGTCGGTAGGCGTCGCCGACGAGTTCAGCGTCTTCGGCGTCTTGATCCGCACGCGCTCCAGCAGCCCCAGCCACCCCGGCGAGTACAGCCACGCCTCGCCGACATCCAGCGACGCCATCGTGTCCATGATCGCTTTCGTCCGCGCCGGATCGCCGTTGCCCTCGATCCAGTCCTTCACCGCGCGACGATCGTTCGAGCCGATCTGCGCGTGCCAGAACATCGCTTCGACCTGCTCCGTCACGTTCTTCGTGACCGTCGCCATCCGCTGCGACATGAACGTCGAGCCGAGCCCGCGCGAGCCGCCCAGCTTCACGATGTCCTCCGCCGCGCCGAGCACCCGCCCGAGCACCGGATCCATCCCCCGCGGCGACTGCGGCAACACCCGATCGGCCTCCTCGAACATCAGATGCAGCGGCCGGCGATTGCGGTGGTAGACCTCCTCCAGGCAGTCCGCCATGAACCTGCGCGCCGCGGCCTTGCGCAGCAGCACCAGGTCGACGACGACGACCGGCCACTGCCGCGTCATCGCGACCTCCGCGACGAGGTGGCCGCCCGTCTCCTCCAGCGGCACGTCCGCGTGCTCACCGCCGATCACTATCCCCGACACGCCCGGCCCCTCGCCGGCGCGCGTGATGCCCCACCACACGCCCACGGGATCGAAGATCACGACGTGGCCGCCCAGCCGGCAGATGCCCTCCGCGATCACGCGGCCCGTCGTCGTCTTCCCGGAGCGCTTCACCCCGAAGATCCCGAACGTCCTCGTCACCGCGTCCGCCGGCAGCGTCGGCGCCTCGCGCTTGCCGCTCTTCGCGAAGTAGATCGCCGGCGGCATCACGACTTCACCTCCAGCTTCAGCATCACCGGCGCGTGCTCGACGAGCGCGGCGTGCACCCTGCCGCGCTCGGCCTTCGTCAGCCGCCGGCGCCACGGCCCACGCACCCGCACCTCCACCGCGCCCAGCGGCATCTTCGGATCGTTCGCCGCGGCCCGCACCCGCACCCGCGAGCCCACCGGCGCCGCAGCGCGCGCGCACTCCTCGAAGTCCGCCACCGATCGCAGCGCGCGCCACGGATCATCCGCCGGCGCGCGCCACGGCCGCGCCGGCTTGCGCCGCGAGAGCGCCGCGAGCAGCGCACGGACGGCCCCACCCTCGCGGCGCGACACGATCGGCCCACCGCGCCACAGATAGGCGTACAGCGGCCGCTGCTCGGGCTCGCCCATCAGAACGGAATGTCGTCGTCGGCCGGCGCCGGCACGTTCCCGCCACCCGCCGGCGCGAAGTCCATCCCACCGGCATCCGATGGCACGTCGGACTGCTGGCGCGGCGTGAACCCGCCGCCACCCGAGTTGCCGCCGTCGTCGCCGCGCGCGTTGAGGAACTGCACGGAGTCGGCCACGATGTCCACGGCCTGCCGCTTGCCGCCACCCTCCGACTCCCACTCGCGCCACTCCAGGCGCCCGTCCACCGCGACCGGCCGGCCCTTCGACAGGTACTTCGCGCAGTTCTCGCCCTGCGCGCCCCACACCGTCACGTCGAAGTAGTTCGGCTTGTCGACCCACTCCCCGCTCGCGTTCTTCCGGCGCGTGTTGCACGCCAACCGCAGCTTGCAGACCGCCGTCCCGGACGGCAGGTTCCGAAGATCCGGATCGGCCGTCAGGTTGCCCGTCATCACCACACGGTTAATGTTCGTCGCGGCCATCAGCCCGACACCTCCGCGCCCGCTCCGCGGCTCTCGCGCGCGACCGCGAGATCGGCGGCCAGGCCCTCCACCTGCGAGCGCACGAACACCGATGCGGACTCCTCCACCGGGATCTCCGCCAGCCGCTCGCGGTAGCGCCGGAAGTTCGGCGGCGCCAGCCCCAGGATCATCGACCCCGCCTTCACGCCGACGAGCGGCTGCGCCTTCAGCACCGCCACGACGTCCTCCACCGTGAAGCCGCCCGCGCGCACCGCGGCCGCCGCAGCCTCCAGGCGCGCGTGCGCGGCCTTCCGCGCCTCCGAGCCCGACTCCGGCACCTCTGGCACCGCAGCAGCGGCAGCCACCAGCTCCTCAATCGCACCAGCCATCTAGTCCTCCTCCTCTTCGATCATTCGACCAATACTCGGGATAGCGGCACACGATAACCGGATGATCGGCCGATGCCTAGCTCGCTGCGAGCCGCAGCAGCACGGAAAACGCGGTAGCAGCGTCCGGACCGACGAGCCCCGGTGCGCTCTGCCAGGACACCATCGGCCGGCCGATGTAGCGCCGGTGCGCCGCGGCGAGCCGCCGGCGCGGGCGCGCACGCGCGTCGACCAACGCCAACTCGAAGCCACGCGGCCCGCCGCCATTCTTGACGCTCGTTCGCTCGATCTCGAAGCCGGCCGGCAACTCCGCGAGCAGCCGCATCTCCGCGCGCACCCGCGCCTCGCCCTGCGCGTCGCCGGCGATGCCGCAGAACTCGCGGTCGGCACTCAGCACGTCCTGCGTCAGCACCTCGCGCACCGCGCTCGCCATCACCCACCGCCTTTCGCCAACTCGCCGGGAGCCCGCTCGGGCTCCTCCTCGGGCTCCTCCACGCCCCACTTCCACTCGCGCGCCGCGAACTCGCTTCGCCGTTCCGCCGCTCCGCCGACCGCCACGCCATAGCCAAACGCGAACGCCTCGCGTGACGTCAGCACGAACTCGCGCGGCACGACGCGATGCGGCTCGTCCCCCCACTCGCCGAGCAGCGGCCCGTCGCCGCCATGCGCCCGACAGATGCCCGGCAGCGTGATCTTCCAACAGCGGCCGCCGCCCTCCAGCCGCTCGAAGTGCTCGATCTCGCCGTAGTTGCGCGCCCACACGAGAAAGTCACGCACCATCGCGTCCGTGATCCTCACGACGCCACCCGGCCCTTCGCGAGCCGCGCGAGCACCGTCGCGCCATCCGCGACGACCTGCGCGAGCTGCGCCTCGTCGAGCGGCACGACGTCAAGCGACCCTCCGCGCAGCCCGCGATCGACCGCGATCGACGCGACCGCCGACGCCGGCAGATGATCCGATCCCATCGCACCCGACACGCCGCCCACCAGCTTCGCGAGCCGCGGCATCACTGCACCCCCCGGCGTCTGTCGGACTCCTTCATCGCGGAGCGGATCGTGTCGATCGCCGTCTCCGGACGCCGTGCCAGCATCTCCTGCTGCACCCGGTCGCTCTCCTCCGCCTGCGCCAGCTCCACGATCACGCCCAGCGTCTCCGTCAGGCCCGCCTCGAACAGCGCGAGGTGATCGCCGATCGTCAGCAGCGCGCGCAACTCCTCGTCCGTCAGACCGCGGATCGGCCGGTCGCGTAGATGGCGCCGGTAGATGTCTGCCGTGTCGCCCATCAGTGCGACCCTCCGCGGCCCTTGCACGGCACCGGCAGCCCGCACTCCGGGCACCAGCACGGCTCGTCGACCCCGTGGTAGTGAGAGCACACCTCGCAGTAGGCATCCGTGCCCTGCCACCACGTCACGACGAGCACCGCCGGCGCGGAGTCGCGCAGCACGACGAGCGTGTGCTCGCGGCCCGTGGGCACCGTGCGGTAGATCGTCTCGTCCAGCTCGTCGAGCCGTCCGCTCGTGAACGGATGCGCGACGACCGCGCCGACCATCCCCGTCGCCGTGTCGATCGGCCCGACGACCCGTAGTCCTGCCCTGCGGCACGCGGCGGCTACCTGCTCCGCCACGCGCTCCTCCGTCGCGCCCGCCATCAGCTCTTCGCCTCCTCCACCTTGCATCGCGTGATGATCGTTGCCTTGCCGAACTTCTCGTCGTCCTCGTGACGCTTGACCGTCCCGGTCAGCAGGTACTCCTCGCCGGGCTCCAGCTTCGTCGCCCAACTCGACGCGAACCACTTCAGCGAGTTCCCGTCAGCGTCAACGAAGACGAAGAGCGGCTTCGTGCCACCGTCGAAGCTGTAGTGATCGGCGATGGCGACGACCTTCGCGACCTTGACCCGCAGGCCGCGCAGCCGCTCGCCCTCCGACCCGACGAACTCCGACGTCGCGGCGGCCTCGCGCTGCACCTGCTCCTCGATCGTCTTCAGGTAGCCCTGCACCGCGTACGCCGCGAGCCCCGTGCGTCGCGTAGGCAGGTAGTCGTGCGCGACCGCCACGGCCATGTTGTGCTCGAAGTCATCGCGCTCGTCGAGCGGCTTCGCGAGCCACGTCTCGCGTGCCCACTCGATCGCGGCGCGCGCCTGCGCGGCGTCAGCGTCAGTCGGCAGCGTGTAGTGATCGTCCACGCCGGGCTCGCGGTAGCCGGCCTTCCGGCACTCGTTCATGTTCCCGGCCGCCCAATCGGCTGTCGCCGTCTCGCCCCACTCGCGCGCCCGGCTGCGGCTCGTCCAGCGGCTCCGGCGGATGTCCAGCGCGACGTGCGTCAGGAACTCCTCCAGCCCGAACGTCGCGACGCCGCGCGCGCCGGCGGCGCCGGCGTCCTCCGCGTCCTCCAGCGCCGCGATCAGCTCGTGCAGCCACTCCGCCTGCGCGGCCGCGCCCTTCGCGCTGGACCCGAGAAAGTCGACGAGGCAGTTCCGGCCGACCTGCTCCGTGTGGCCGTCCTCGTGCAGCACGACGAACGTGTCGATGCGCCGGCGCGTCGTACGGCAGTGAAAGCACCACGGCGCGGCCGTCCGGTACTCGGAGAGATCGGCCTCAACGCCGGGCACCTGCCGGATGATGTTGCCCTCCTCGTCGTGCTCGATCGTGGCCGCGAACTGCCAGCCGGCGAGCTTCACGACCTGCGCGCCGACGACGACGAACGTGTGCGGGACGACCTCGATCACTTCGCCCGTCGTGTCGCTGCGCCGCACCAGCTCCCACGTCTCGCTCGTGACGTCGAAGTGGACGGGCGCGACGTCGAGCTTCGCGGCGCGCCGGTTGATCTTCGCGACGCGCTGCTCCAGCCCGTGCAGGTTCTCGTCGGGCACGCGGTACACGCGGCCACCGATCTCCGCGCGCGCCTCGCGCAGCAGCTCGTCGGCGGCAGCGAACGCTGTCTCCAGCCTGCGGTAGTGCGCGCGCTCGGCGCCGGTCAGCACGGCAGGGTCGCCTGCGCCGGCAAGCCGTGACCACGCCATATCGCGGTCGCGCTGGATCCCGTAGACCTGCTCCGCTGTCTGCCGCTCCGTTGCCATCGTCGCCATCTCCATCTCCTCGTGCTCGGGTAAGCCCGATGATAACAGAGTTATCGGCGTCGTGTGCGGGGTGCCCGGGAACGACCGCGGGCCGCCCCGAAGGACGGCCCGCTACGCCGGTGATTATGGGGCGCCCACAGCAGCGCCGTCGAGAGTTCTACACCATCGCGCCGTCACGACAGTAGTCCCTTCGCCACGCACGCCGCGACGAAGAGCGCGAGCACGATCCAGCAGCCCCATATGAACGCGCGGCCGTCCCAATCAGCCGCGAAGCGCCGGTCACGCGGCCTCCACGCAAACCAGCCCCAACCCACTCAGGCGCCGCCGCAGTAGGGAAACGACGTCAGCGCCTTACACGCCAGGACCGCGGCGCCGGCGAGGAACTTGAAGAACCCGGCGCCGAGCGCAAGCCCGAGCCCGAGAAACGAGCCACCGCCGCCCATCAGCGCGGCCCCTTCGCGAGCACGCGCTGCACCGCCGAATTCGCCGGGTCAGCCGGCCCGCCGGCGTTGTGGGTTAGCACCGTCAGCGACGCCGCGAGCGTGCCCTTCACCAGCGTCTTCAGCGGCCCCGGCAACTTCGTCTTGCCGATCAGCCCGCCGGCGGCGACGCCGGTTGCCGTCAGGATCGCCGGCAAGTTCGCCGCGACCTGCTCCTTCGCGTAGAGCCCGAGATCCGTCAAAAACTTCTTCACGCAATACACCTCCATAGCCGACATTGATCGCTGTGGTCAGGCTACCCCCCGCCGACGCGCGAAACCATCGGACTACGGGCCGGTAACGAAGCTGCCCGGCATCGACCCGACGATCGGTGCCGGCGGCCGCAATCGCCCGGCCTGTGACCACGACACGCGCAGGTCGCACGTGACCGTCCACCGCAGATGATCGTCCGGGTCCGGGATCGCCTGCACCGGCGCGTCCTCCACCCACAGCCACCCGTACGGCTCCGCGGCGCCGGCGCGCGCCGCACCGTCCGCCGGCACGCCCTCGAAGTCGTACACCGGCACCATTCGCGGCGCCGACAGCAGCGTGTCGTCGTCGTGCACCAGGCCGACCGTGATCGCCGCGTCCAGCCGCTCCGCGAGCTGCGCGACCGCCAGGCGCGCCGCGGCCGCCGACAGCGCCACGCCACCCTCGTCGACCATCGCCGGATACAGCGTGAGCGTGAACGTCTGCGCTTTCTCGACGTCGCCCTGCGGAACGCTCGTACGCCACCGCGTCGTCCCCTCCGGCGCCGCCGGCTCGACGACCGCCACCGGCCGCTCCTCATCCGCGACCGGCACCCGCTCGACACGCACCCGCCACGGCGGCGAGCCCAGCGCGTTCATCACGAACCGCCGGATCGAGCGCTGCCGATCGTCGAGCGTGAAGTTCACGGCTTTGCCATTCTTGCGGCCCACTCCCCGCCTGCGCATGATTGGCATACCACGGTGATCACGCCGACACGTGCCCCAGCCAGATCCGGCGCGTCTCCTGCACCCACTGCTCCATCACCGTCACGCGCCACGTCACCGCGATCTCCAGCAGCGCCGTCGCCATCATGTGCTGCCCGCGCGTGCCCGGATGATGCACGCTGCGGCGCAGCGTCATCCCGCCGATCGTCGGCACCGTCAGCGCCTTCGCGCGCTTCGGCCGGATGACGTGCGGCAACGTGTCCCACTCGACATGCGGCGCGACAGGATCGAGCGTGAACACGACCACGCGGCGATGCTCCCCGCGAGCCCGCGACTCGATCTCGACGTCGCCGACCTCCCACGAGTTGTAGAGATGCCCCGGCCGCCGCCGGCGCGCGGCCTCCCACGCCTTCCCGTCGCCGTAGCTCGCGAGCGCGGCCGCGGACGGCTTCGCGATCGGCGTGTGACGCTTGACCCTCGCGTGCAGATCCTCGCCGACCTCCCGCGTCGCGCGCGACGCGAAGCGCTTCACGCCGGCCTCCAGCGGATCGGCGAGATCGACGAGCAGTCCTCCCCGGTAGGGCACCGTCAGACCTCCCGCCACCGGCCGCGCTCCAGGTAGCCATGCCACACGCGCCCGGTGCCACCGCCTATCAGCACGGAGTTCGACGAGCCGTCGCCCGGAGCGATCGACGCGGTGCCGTCCTCGTGCTCGCGGACCGTGTGAGCCCGTAGCGAGCCGATGCCGCATCCGTTCGGCGCGCTGAACATCCACATCTCGCCCGTCAGGTTGCTCGGCCGATCCGTGACGTCGACAGCTCGCGTGCCGTCCACCGTGAGGCACCGCCAGTAGTCGCCCGGCCGCACATCCGGCGGCAGGCAATCCAGCGGCGTGTCCGCTCGACGACGACCGACCATCAGCCCCGCACCGCCTTCAGGATCGCCTGCACCCCGATCACCGTACCCGGCGGCCCGAACGGCTGCGGCGGCCCGTCGACCTGCCAGCGGCCCACGCCATCCTCCTCGCCGGGCGCCTGCTCAAACCAGCCGGCCAACTCCGGCGCGCTGATCAGCAGCTCGTCGTCCGGCCCCGGCGGGTCGACGGCCTCGCCCGTGTCCGCGTTCACGGGCTCCCACAGCAGCGTCGGGCGCGTCACCTTCCGCGCTCGCGGCCCCGCTTCCTCCTGCCCGAGCGGCAAAAACAGCACCGCCGGGAACTGTGGCCCCGCGACCGCGGACGGCCCGTCGCCGGGCTCACCCTCGATCCACTCCGGCGCGTCCTCGTCCTCTTCGACGCGCATCCGCCACGCCGAATGTACGAGCACGTGACGAAGCTGCCCCACGCTAGAACCCGTCCGGGCCTATGCCCACCCACGAGCCCGAGCCGAAGTACCCGCCGCCACCAGCCCGATAGTCGAACTCCGTCGCCATACCGGCCGGCGGTTGCAGACCGCTTGCAAGCGCCAACAGCGCGTCGATCGCGTCCTGCGTCGCGAGCGCCCACAGCAGCCGATCGAGCGTCGGATCGGGAGAGAACTGCGGCCGCGCGCCCTTCGACACGATCAGCTCCCCCGGAGCGAAATACTGCTCGGAGTACGGCCCGGCCGTGAACCCCCGCAGCCGCCGGCCGCGAGCTGCGATGTCCGCGAAGTCCGCGGCGCCCTCCGTGTCCATCAGCTCCGCCATCCGCGCGACCGCGCGCAACGCGACGCCGACGAGCCCTGCCGGCACCTCCTCACCAGCCGTCAGCGGCGCGATCAGGCGGCCCGTCAGCGCGCCGACGACCGCCGACGCGTCCTCGATCGCCGCGAGCAGGTCGGCGGGTTCCGGGTCCGCGGCCGGGTAGCGGCCGCGCAGCAGCTTCGAGCGAGCCCTGATCTGCGTCGCAGTCGGCGTGTCCACGCCGGCCTACCGGCGCCGGCCTACGAAGGCCGGTCGATCAGTTGGTTCGCGAGCGAGACGACCGTGCCACGGTTCGCGGTCGCTTTCTCGTACGCCAGCACGCGGCGCGCGAGATCGGGATCGTCCGACTCGCGCAGCTTGCGACGCACGACGTCAGCGTTCTGGCCCTCGTACCCCGGCCACGGCTCGTATGTCTGCGGCCCGGGATCACCGGCGTCGGGCTCTCCCGCTGGCTCGGGCTCCGGCGGCGGCACGAGCGCGGATCCGCTCTCCACCGTCAGCGGCGCGGCCGGCACCGGCGGGACCGCCGGCGACTGCGACTGCTGCACCGCGAGCTGCTGGCGCAGCGACTCGATCTCCGCGCGAAGCGTCGCGTTCTCCTCCAGCGCGTCGTCCAGGTCGCCGGCGTTCACCAGGTCGGCCTGCACGCCCGTCCCGGCGATGCCCGCCACCTCGCGATTGACGGCCTCCGGATGCCACGGCAGGCCGGCCTCCTTCAGCTTCGCGATCCGCACAGCGTCGTTTCCGAGCGCGAACGACGCCGGCAGATGATCGGCGTCGTACGGGATGAACCCCTTCCCGGAGCGACCCGAGCCGCCCTCTTCGACGGGCACGACCCACGTGAACGTCACGACCTGCTGCCGCCCGTCGTCCTCGCCGCGCACCGCGGCGCCGTCGATGACAGCGCCGTCCGGCAGCGCCTCGCCGGCCTCCGCGTAGAAGTCGACGACGGCCTCCAGCAGCTCGCCGCGATCGAGCGCGTCGGAGCGCTCTTTCTGATGTGTGCGCCCAAGCGCGGACACGAGCGCCGGCGGATGCATCGCGGCGTGATGGCGAATGAGCTGGCGCGCGGCGCTGCTCGCGCCGACCTGCCCGAACATCTCGCCCCGATCAGGATCGAGCGGCCCTACGCGCACGCCTTCGAGCGCCATCCGGCTACGCCCTCCGCGCGCGACGCGCGGCCCGCGGATCGCCGAGCGCGACGCCGAAGACGTGACGGATCTTCATCGGCAGCTCGTCGAAGTCCAGCGTGTACGGGTCGCGGCCACCACCGATCGAGCGGACACCGGGATCCTGCATACCGATGAACGGCTCGCGCTGATCGCGCAGGAACGCGATGATGAACGCCGGCCGGCCCACTTCGGCGAGCATGATCCAGTCGTTCGGGTCACGCAGGTACGGTTCGACGATCACGCCGTCCTCGGGAAGGATGCCCTCCGCCGCGTTTGCCGTGCCCTTGTCGAAGACCGTCGTGCCCGTGTCGTTCGCCGTCGCCCCGGTCTGCTGCGACCGGATGATCCGGCGGAAGATGTACTTCGTGCGCTCGTCCTTCGTGATCACGACGCCCGGGTCGATGTCGATCGGGAACCCCTCGGAGTCGACCGTGTTCTTCAGCGACGCGACGATCGTGATCAGGTTGTCCTCGCTCGGCTCCGCCGCCGAGCCCGTGAACTCGTTGCCGTTCGGGAGCCCCTGCCGCGCCGTCGCCGTGAAGAACGGCAGCCCGTCGATCCAGTTCGGATTGCTCTCGATCAGCCCGACGATCACCAGCGACACGTACGCCGCCGACATGCGGCCCAGCTCCCGCGGCGTGCGGTTCAGGATCTCGTTCGTCTGATCGTTCACGACCATCTCGTACGTCACGCCGTAGACGCCGCCGTGCTTGCCGACGCTGTATGGCGGCCCCATCTCCTCCGAGCTGCGGATCCGCGGGTACTCGTCGAACTCGGGCACCGGCCCCATGCCCGAAAGCCCGTTGAGCTGCGACACCGTATGGATGCGGAAGTCCTCCGCGCGCTCCGTCCCGACGTACCGGGTCCACTGCGCCGAGCGGCGCTGGAAACCCTGCCGCATCTTGTGACGCGTGACGCTCAGCAGGAACAGCGGGAAGTCGGCGCGGCCCTCCGGCGCGCCGGTCCCGGACGCCTCCGACAGCGAGTCACGGTAGCTGTCCTCCTCGCCCTCCTCGATCCAGCCCTCCTCGACGGCCAGCGCGGTCTGCGCGTCCGGATCGTCGCGCCAGGACTCGAACATCTCGAACAGTTCGATGTGCTTCCCGAAGCGCCCATACTTGCCGTTTCGACGTGCCATCAGAACGTGTCCCGGAGATTGAGGTTCACGGACGCCATCGCCAACGTCGTGTCGATCGCGCTGATGCGCCCGAACTTCACGACCGCTGTCCCGCCGACCGCCAGAGCTGTGATCGCGACCGGCGCGACGACGCCGGCGCCAGTCGAAGCGCCCTCGTTCGCGACCGTCACGAGCCCGGACGCCGCGTCGTGCTCGTTCACCGCGGCGATGACCTGCGCCGCCGTGCTCGTGACGACGCTCGACCCGTTCGTCGCGAGCGACACGATGATGTCGAGCCCGTCGACATCGACCGACAGCGACGCGCTCGCGCCACCCGGATCGACGAGCGACACCCGCGGCACACGCGCATCGCGTGACGTCCAGCGGATCGCGTTGTTCGACGCGACGACGCCCGTCAGCAGCGTTGCGAGAGCCCCGGCCTGATTGGTCAGAGAGTTGTCCGCCGTCCGGATCCACAGCGGATCGCCGACCGCGGCCGCCGCCGGCAGGAACGACGAGGGGAAGTCGTGCAGACCGGCGAGCATGATGACCATCTCTTCGCCGATCGCGATCTGCTGCGCCGCGAGCGCGTTCGCGACCGACACGGCCGCCGGCTGCGCCTGCGCGGACTTCGCGGCGATACCCGGATGACGGTTCTCGACGGCCGGCGCACCATGCGCAACGGCCTTCGTCGCCAGGACCGAATACCGGCTGCCCGGACCCTCGCTCGGCATCAGTCACCCACCTTCGCCGTCTCGCGCGCGACACCGTGGATCGCCAGCGCGTCGTCTTCGGACTCGACGACACCCATATCCGCGAACGCCGTCCGCCAGTACGGAGTAGCCGCCTTCGTCTTCGCCGGCGTCGCGCCCGTCGACTGCGCCGACGCACCGCCCTCACCCTTCACGCGCGGCTTGCCGATCGCCTCCGCGATCAGGTCGCGGACGTGCTCCAGGTCACGCGTCACGTTGCGGCGAAGCACCTGCTCCTCCGAGAGCGTCGCGCCCTTGTCGTCCTGCTCCTCCTCCACGAGCAACGCCTGCGACGGCCCCGAAGGCAACATCGCGTAACGCGCCGTGAGATCAGCCTTCCACGTCTGAGGGATGCCCTCCGCGACACGAATCATCTCCGCCGCGATGCCGGCGAGATGACGCTGCTCGTCGCGCTCGCGCAGGCGCTCCTCCACCTGCTCCTCGATCTCGTCAGCCGTCATGCCGGCAGGCGCCTGCGCCTCCGAGATCATCCGCTGCACGTCATCGCGCGTAAGCGACATCCCCGTAGCGGCGGGCGGACCGCCGGCCGGCGAAGGTGGCGCCCCACCAGCCGGCGGCCCTGTGGGCGCGTTCTGCTCAGCGAGCGCCGGCGCGAGGTGCGGTGCGTTCTCTCGAACCCACGCCGCCAGCTCGCTCGGCTGCATCGCCCTGAAGTCTGGAATGCCGCTCCCCGTCATCTGCTCGGCAGAGTAGAACGCTTCTGCAAGCGATACCACGAGCGCCACATCCTCATCTCGCCACCCCGGCTCAGGCCACTCCACGAGATCCGGATCCGGCGTCTGACCCTCCGACAGCAGCAGCCGGCCGCCAGCGCCACCACGCGGAACGAAGTCGACGGATCCCTGCGGCTGCCGGCGGATGCCCTCGATCGTCATCCCGCGCACGCTCGCGTTCCACGGCGCCGTCCCCGGCTTACCCGACGTCGGCCACGCCGCGATGCTCGTGTGCAGCAGGTTCGGGTTCTCGCCGACGAGGCTCCGCAGAAACGGCGTCGCCCAAATCTCCGCGAGCGCGCCGCCCTGCTGATACCCGAAGTCCGCGTCGCCCTCCTGCGTGAAGTCGCGATCCCAATACGGCGTCAAGACCTGCCCGCCCAACTCCTTCACCGAACGCCCTCGCTTCGCCGCCGTCTCCGCGAGCTGCGCCGGCACGTGATCGAGATACATCGGCCAGCCCGCGAACACGCCCGCGTTCGCCTCCAGCATCTTCGGCGTGTAGATCGGCGGCAGCCCCCGAATCCGCTTCCCCCGCGACACGCACGGCCGGATCATCACGGCCTTCCCGACGCCCTCCGAGTTGAAGACCGGCCCCAGCTTCGGCCGGCCCGCCTGCACCGCGATCGGCGCGCGGCGCTCCGCGATGAACGCCGGAGTCCACACGACCGACTCCACGACCGGCCCGAACAGCCGGATCTCGTCGAACGTCAGCGCCGCGTTCTCGTCGCCGTCCACGCCCGAGAGGGTACGGCCCGCCCGCAGCCGATACCCCGCTCGAACGTCCCGGCCGCGAACTACTTCGCCGGCTTCTCCGCCTTCAGGCCCAGGTACTTCCGCACCCACGCCTTCACGCCCACCCACGCCGCGCCGAGCCGCTGATCCAGCCACGCCCGACCCTCCGCGATCTTCGCCGGCGCGACCTCGAACACCGCGTCGGCCTTCGCCTGCACCCACGCCACCGCGCGCAACGCCTGCCACTCCGCTTCCGCCGGAGCCCACGCGATACCCGCGCTCACCGTCTCCTCCAACTCCGGCCACTGCCCAGCGAGCGCCTTCCGCGTCGCCCACGGCAACTCCGGCACCTTCGCCGCCGGACGCTCCGGCAACACCGGACGGGCAGGCGGCACAACGGGATCAGCCATACACCTTCGCCTCCTCAAATCAGGGTCCATCGACAGGCTAACCGCGACCCCCAAAGCACCCGAAACCGTCCCCGAATCCACCTCGAAACCCTTGCTACGCAGCGATAACTCCGTTATCATAGGGCTATGCCCGAGTCACCCATCACGGAGATCACCATGCCGCTCTCGATTCCCGTCGCCCAACGCGACGCCAACTCCGCCAGCCTCGCCGACGACGCCGCCGAGTCCCTGCTGTGCCGCGTCGCGCACGCCAACGGCTACCGCATGACCGACGAGCAGTTCGCCCAGGCGCAGACACAACTTCGCGACCTCCTCGCACAGCAGCTCTACCAGCTCGACATGCGCCTCCAGCTCGACGACACGCCAGCGCCCACCACCTACACCCACTGCACAGTCCGCTACCGCGGCCGCCCCACCACCGCACGCCGCGTCGAGCTGCTGCCAAACGGCTACTGGCGCGCCGACCTCGCCGGCTCCGGCCTCGTCGCCCTGTACGACGAAGACCCCGTGGCAAACCCCGGCGCCCACCAGCGCAGCTAACCGGACCCCGCGACCATGCTCCGCAACCTCTTCGCCCCACGCCCCACCACCACCGGCGACACCCTCCGCCGCCAACGCCGCTACTGGCGCCACGCCCACCGCACCGCACAAGCCGCCGCACGCCGCGCCGCCCACGCCGCCGACTACCGCCCCGGACGACCCGACCTCCGCACCCGCCCCACCATCATCGCCAACCTCACCGCCGTAGGCATCCCCGGCTACCTCGACATCGAAGATCAGCCGACCGGCACCGTCCGCACCCCCACCGGCCTCGCCCTCACCGCATGGGCACTCCGGAGCCGATGATCATGCCGACCCCCGACCACGCAATCGAAAACACCCTCCTCGGCCGCCACACCATCGGCACCCCCCGCCCCGTCCCCGGCAGCCCCACCGTCACCGCCGCACTCATCACCCGCACAGACGGCTACCGCTACGGCTGGCAACTCACCTGCCACGGCTGCGGCACCACCGAACGCCGCGGCCGCCACACCACCGTCTTCGCCGCCGACATCCCCGCGATGTTCGCCGCCAACCACACCCACTGCAACCGCCCCACCCTCCTCTAATGCGCCGCCGCCCACCACAGCCACCCGCCACCCCCACCGCCGCCGACATCTTCGGCGAGCCCGAGACGACCATCCTCGTCCTCACCGGCGACACACCCGACCCGCCGCCAACCATCGTCGTGACGCCGGCGCCGCGGCCAGCCCCGAAACCCGCCGCGAAGCCAAAGCCCAAGGCACCCGCGAAACGCCGACCCGCGAAACGCCGCCACCCCTTCAGCCGCCGCTACCGCCGCGCCACACCCCTCCAAGCCACCCTCGAACCCCTCCTCGCCCTCACCCTCGGCATCACAGCCGTCCTCCTCCTCGCCCACATCGTCCCCGAACTCCCCCACCTCCTCCGCTAGCCGAACACGCGTTCGCCGCCCCCTAGCAGGCTCGCCGCGTCCCGCCGTGGCCGCCCCCTCTGCGTGCTAGCGCCACAGCGGCTCCCCGTCCACAGCCCACCCTACCCGGGCACACAAACCCCGCACAAACCGACCGACGCGACCCCACGCGCCGGCAACACGACGTCCCCACCCCGTAACCTCCAAACCACCAACACCGGAGGAACCATGCCCGAGTCCCAAACCCCCACAAACCACCCGACGCGTCACGCCGAACGGCGGCCTCGGCTAGGCTCAGGGCTTCGCCCGCCTAGCCGCCGCGGCGGACGCTGGCCCCGCAGCACCTCTCAGATCGGCGGGTCATCGTGAAGTCTCGGCTGCCGCAGCGCAGGCCCGTTCTCCACGGTGAGATCGTCGAAGGCGACGTGGTGGCCCGCCCGGTTGCTCCCAGGCGCTCCAGTGGCTCTGTGGCGCCCTCTGAGCGTGTGATTCACGAGGTGGTCGTTCGTCACGAGCCGCCTCCGGGCTACTACGAGCAGCAGGTGCCTTCGGCTCCCCCTGCTGAGCGGCGTCGGAGCTGGCCCGCTCTCGTCGCGTTCTACATCTCGATCGCGGCTACCGTCGTCGTGACCATCTGGTTTCTCGCGTTCGCGGGACGGGCGCCTTCGCCGCAGACGACGCCTCCGTGGCAGCGTGGCTCGGAGTTCAACGTGGGTCCGCATCTCGACGGCCGGCAGGACCGTCCGCAGCGCTCGTCGCCGGGAGGGTCGCGCTGATGGGGCTCTCTCTGCGCGCGCGCCTCGTCGTCCTCTTCTTCGCCGGCTCGTTCGCCTACTCGTGGTATTGGGCGCAGTTCGAGAGTCCCCGTGCGAAGATGGCGGCCGCTCACGCGGAGGGCTACTCACGATGCGAACCCGATCGCGTCATACCGATTCGTGTGTCCGTGTCGAAGTACCCGGACAACTGGCGTCACATCGTCGATGCTCGCCACGGCCGCAACACGCTCAGCGACGGGAAGACGATCGTCGATGACGGCAAGCGCTGGCCCGTCGTGCTCGTGAAGAACGACACCGGCGAAGACCAGCGCCGACAGGCCGCGTTTCGGCTCGCCGGCGTCACGAAGACGCGGCCCGGGAAGGCGCGCGACGAGTACCCGCCCGCGGAGGGCCGCTCGACCAACGCGGCGGACATCCGGTACGTCCCCGCTCGCCCGAACGGCGCGCAGGGCGCAAGCATGGGCGGACAGCTCCGCCCCTACTGCAACGGCCAGCGCTACCGGCTCGTCGCTGCGCCTTGACGAATGGCGCGCGGGTCGCAGGAACGAGTCGAAGCGCGTCGCCGTGCCCGAGCGGCAGTGCAACGCGCCGACCGTGAAGCGGCCCGCGCACGCTCGATCACGTCCACCGTCTCCGTCGATGCTGATCTCGAAGGCGACGTCGCACGATGCGTAGCTGAAGCCGATCAGGCGGCGGCTCACGCGCGTCAGGCCGCGCACAAGTGCGACAGCGCCGCCGTCGTCGATCCGTACTCCTACGCCGACGAGCGACGCGAAGCCACCCGCGACGCGCAGCGCTACGCCAACGCCGCCGAGCACGCCGCCGACGCGGCGAAGATCGCTGCGGACGGCGCCAAGTGGGCCGCCGACCGCGCTAACCACGCTGAGCGCGAACTCGCGTCCTACGGCGCGAAGATCGGCCCGACCTACCGTGCGTGGCTTCGGAGGGGACGCTCGTGAGTATCGGCGACTGGATCGTCGTTCCCGTCATCTGGCTCGTGCAGACGATCGTGCTCGTCGTGCTCTACGCGTGGTGGTTCCCGCAGCGCGCCCTCGCGATCGTGCTCGCCGGCGCGCTCGTCGTGCTCTTCGGACCGCGCACTGCGATCGGGCTCGGGATCGACGTCGTGGTCTTCGTCTCCGCGTGGTGGACGTTCGCGTGGTGCTCCGGCTTCTTCCGCCGGCCGCGCCGGCGATGGGCGCAATGGATCGCACGGTGGGGCTCGTGGGAACGCTGGATCGGTTCGTGGCTACGGCCGTGGTGGGTCGCCCGGCGCGTCTACGCCCGTAAGTGGCACGAAGAGATGCAGGAGAACATGCTCACCGTTCCCTTGGAGCACCGGCGCGACAAGGTGCCGAAGATTCGGAAGGTGATCGTCGGCCCGTTCGGTCACACGTTGCAGGTCAAGATGCTCGCGGCGCACACCGTCGAGATGTACGAACGCCGGGTCGACGCGTTCGCTGAAGCCTTCGGCGCTCAGTCCTGCCGCGTCTACCCGCGCTACAGCGACCCCGGCCGCCTGCTGCGGCTCATGTGGATCCTCGACAGCGTGGGCCGGCGCCGGCTCGCGTGGGGAAAGCACGCCGGCGGCCAGCGCATCCCCGGCCAGATCGTGATGGAGTTCGCGACAAAGGACGTCCTCAGCGAGTCGCTACCCGCGATCCCCGTACCGGAGTCGACCGCAGACGTTGACTTCGGCGCCATCCCGGTCGGTCGGACCGAGCAGGGCGAACGCTGGACGCTGAAGCTGCACGGCTCGCACATCCTCGTCGCCGGCCTCACCGGATCGGGGAAGGGCTCGATCCTGTGGTCGGTCCTGAAGGGACTGGCGCCCGCGATCCGCGACGGCCTCGTGCAGGTATGGGCGATCGACCCGAAGGGCGGGATGGAGCTGTATCGCGGCTTCCCGCTCTACACGCGCTACTGCGACAGCACGCCGAAGGACATGCGCGACATGCTCGCCGACCTCGTGACGGAGATGAACGCGCGCACTCAGAAGTACAAGGAGTCCACGCGCCAGCACGTCCCCACGATCGACGAGCCGCTGATCCTGCTGATGATCGACGAGTTCGCGTCGATCATGGTCCCGGAGTCGAAGGCGAAGGCCGCGAAGGACATCGCCGACGAGTGCAAGATGGCGACGACGCTCCTCGTGAACAAGGGCCGCGCTGTCGGGATCACGCTGCTAGGCGCGCTCCAGAATCCGCGGAAGGAAGTCGTCGACATGCGCGACGAGATCCCGGACCGGATCGCGCTGCGGCTGCTGTCCGCGCAGTACACGGACATGATGTTCTGGCAGGGCGCCGCGGCGAGCGGCATCCGGTGCGACCGGATCCTGCGCGATCAGCCGGGCCGCGGGTTCGCGTGGAACGACAAGAAACGCGGGATCGTCGCCGTCCGAGCTGTGTACGTCTCAGACGACGAGATCGCGGCGCTGGCGGAGGAGTACGCGGCGCCGCAGCAGGCCGCCGCGTAGGGCTACAGCAGCGCGCCCTGCGGCGCGTCGGCCTCCGCCTCGTCCGCCGCGTACCGCGGGAGCAGCGCCGCACGCTGCTCGCCCCACGTCGTCGGCAGACGCCACAGCCGGATCTCGCAGCGCTGCGGCCCCTTGTCCTTCGGGACGTGCACCTTCCGGATGCGCTCCTCCGTGATCCTCGCGTCGTCGTGCCACAGCACGGACGTCAGCGCGTCCTCCACAGCTCGCGCGAGCTTCACGGCGTCCGGGCGCACGTGCGGCGCGACACGCACGGAGTCGCGTAGCCGGCCGTCGCGCTTGGAGTAGTCCGCCGGCGCGTGCGGCGTCACGAACACGAACTCCGCCGCCAGCCGGCAGTCCAACGGCTCGTCGAACGGTCGCAGCCGCAGGCCGGCCTCCGCGACGTCGTTTCGCCACGACTTGCCCTTCGCGCCCGAGCTGTCTTTCGTGAACGTCTTCGGCATCCCGCTCGGCCCGATGATCGGGACGCGCTTGCCGTTGACCATCCGCGTCGCGACGCCGCTCGTCTTCGAGCCCGCCGGCTTCGGCTCGCCGATCACCACGAACTCGCACACCAGCACGGCGTGCGGCGGCGGCCACACCTCCACCGGCAGCATCTCGACGAGCGGCTGCTCCGGCCCCGGCGTCTCCTCGGACTCCTCCAGGCCGGCGTAGAACGGATCGGTGCTCATCGGTACCCACCGCGCCCAGGAATCAGCGCCGGCGGGATGCCGACGCTGATCGTCACCGTCTGGATCGGATCGCCCAGCGCTTCGACGACGTTGCGCCACGCGGCCATCTCCTGCGCGCTCGGCCGGTGTCCCGCCGCCGCCGCCTCGCACGCCATCAGCGTCACGACTCGCTCCACCGCACCAGCATCGAACGTCCTCACGCTGCCACCTCCGCAAATAGCCGTAGCTCACACGACTGGCATAGCTCGCCAGCCACTTCACGCACCACCGTCGTCGCGCGGTTGCCCTCGCGGTCATATCCGCCCCACCGGCACCAGCGGATCCCGCGCGCTTCCGCCTCAGCCTCCAGCGCCTCGATTCGTCCCCACCACGCCGGCCACAGCGACTTCATCATCGCGCGCTCCGTCGCCGCCGACGCGAACGCGCCGCAGTTGCACTCTCCCGAGCGATGTAGCAGCGCCGCGACGTCTGACCGCGGCGCGCCCGAGCGAGCGAGATACAGCCGCGTCTGCGCGTTGCTCCAGTCGATCAGCGGGTTCGCGTACACCGTCCCGCGCTTCCGCGTAATCGCCGCGCGCGTCGCGCGTCTGCGGCTCTCAGCACGCCGCACCCCCGTCAGGTAGAGCACCTTCGCCGATCGCGGCGCACCGCACTTCGTCTCGCGGAGTAGCCGTTCGAGTTGGCGCTCCTTCAGCCGGTTATACGCCCTGCCGTGCTGGCCCGGCCCCGGGAACCCGAGCGGCGGCGCAAAGCCCGTCCCGCCGCATACCTCGCAGCCCGGGAGCTTCTTCCCCCCGCACGCGGCGCATGGACGTTCCTCCTCGCCGAGCCCGAGCACGAGATCGCGGAACGCTTGAAACGGATCGTCCTCGTACTCGCGCAGCTCGCGTAGCGGCTTTCCGCTCCAGGCCGCGAACTCGCGGATGTACTCCACTACGCCGGGCACGGCCGTCCCCGTGTCGACGAACGCCAGCTCGTCGTAGTGGTCACGGCACCGCACCGCGAGCGCCGCGCTGTCGCTGCCGCCCGAGAACAGGCAGAACGCCCTGATCGGCGCGAACTCTCGTCGAGCGCGCCTCACCACGTCGTCCGGGTTCTCGCCGGCGACGAGCCCTAGCTGCCCGTCGTCTCGCTCGATCCCCGTGTTCACGTCAGCCTCCGATCGACGCCGCCCACCTGCTGCACCTTGCAGTATCCCGCCAGCCGCGACGAGATCGCCTCGCCGAACGACTCCGGCAGCCACCGCTCCAGCTCGTCGAGATCCCGGTTCAGCGTCACCAGCAGCGGCAGCTTCGCCTCGATCCAGCCGTTCACCGCCACGTACAGCGGTTGCGTCTGATGCTCGTTCGGCTTGCCCTTGTCCAGATCGTCCAGCACGAGCGCAGACTCACTGCCGGCAGCCTCCAGCGCCCGCAGCGCGCGCGCGTGCTCCGGCGAGCCGAACGAGTGCGACAGATCCATCAGCAGCGACGCGACGGACAGCCACCGCACCCCGGACCTCTCCATCCGCGCGTTCGCGGCAGCCGCAGCTATCGCGGTCTTCCCGCGACCGACCGCCCCCCACAGCACGAGCCCGTCAACGTCACCGGCCGCCCACTCCCGGGCGCGCATCAGCGCGCGCACGCGCGGCGTGTCGTCCTCCAGCACCTCGAACGTCTGCTCCGCCCACTTCGGCGGGATGCCCGAGCGGCGCCGGCGCTCGGACAGCATCAGCTCGCGGCGCTCGGCCTCCTCCTCCGCGCGCGCGCGCGCGTCACTCAGTGCAGTGCACTCGTCGCACAGCACCGGCGCGTCGCCGTGCAGCCGACGCACCGCGATCTCGCGGATGAACGGCGGCAGCTTCCCGTCGATCCGGAGCACCACCTCCGCACCACACGAGCCGCACTCGCGCCGCGACTCGCCGTCGACCTCGAACGCCGGCGTCGTCCGCGGAGCGCTCCGTGTCGCCGGGCGCTCGTGGCGCGGCGGCCGACCCAACGCCGTGTCGTCCATCAGCCCTCCAGCTCCATCGACGCCGCCGGCGGCGGCGGGCTCGTCGAGCCCATCAGCGCCCAATGCGCATCCGTCGCCGCACGGCGCAGCCGCGCCGCGCTCAGACCCTTGCGCGTCAGCCGACGACGCCACCGCACCGGCAGCGCCTCCATCGCGCCCGCGGCCTCCGCGAGCACGTCCTCCGCCTGCGCCAACTCCAGCCGCAGCCCTTCCACCACATCGTCGTCCATCAGTCCTCCCTCGTGAATCGCTTCGCCGGCGCCTGCGCAGCACGCCCCGCCCGCTCGTCTACCGCATCCTGAATGACCTGCTCGAACACGCCCGCATTCCCGTAGATCACAGCCGGCGTCGGACGTCTCCCCCGACCCGACCTCTCCCACCACTTGATCCGCCACGCCGACTGCACCAGCCGCACGTGCTGATCGGCCGGCATCGACGCGCGCTCGCGGATCCGCCCGACGATCGGCTTCACGTGCGCGCCGACCCCGAAGCCCGAGCCCGACTGCGCATTGAACTCCGCGATCACGTCGATCACGATCGCCATCTCCTCGCGCGTCACCAGCCGCCCGTCCACCTTCGTCTTCCGGCGCAGCAGCTCGTAACCGTCCTTCACGAGATCGCCGGCGGCGCCCTCGCCCGTCGCCGACGCGAGCCACCGCTCCAGGTCGCTCGCGCTCGACAGCCCGGGTAGGCACGCGGACGCCCCGGTGCCGTCTTCCACCACCACGTCAGTCCTAGCTTCGTCTGTGGAAGGATGTACCGGGTGGTCCCCGTGCCCAGGGGGCACGCTCCGTACCCACCCCCCCGGACGAGCGCTGATCAGCGTCCACACGTTCGGCAGATTCACGTCGCCTTCGCGCCGACGCTCGACGTGCAGCAGTTCGGCCTCCTCGAACACCGGCACGTACTCGTCCAGCGTCTTCTTCGAGACGCCGGCGTCGTTCGCCAACTCGCCGCGCGTGAACTCCCGATCGGAGTCCGCGTCGCGCTCGTGCAGCGCGAGGTAGATCGAGCGCGCAACCGCCAGCTTCCGGCCGTCGAAGACCTCGTGTAGCCGCGCGAGATCACCTCGATCTACCACCGCTACGGGCACACTGCGCGCGCTCCTTACGACCACCTTTGCGTCCCGTCCGCGGGACGTCCTATCGTTCACCGGGCTACTTCCCTTCTTCGTCGTGGGGGACTGCGAACCGTCAGACGGGCCGGCCCACACAGCCGGCCCGTCGTCGTTCTCGGGCTAACGCGCCTGCGCCGCCCGCTCGTCGCGCAACCGCTCGACGTCCTCGCGGATCTCGTCGAGCTGCCGCGCCGTCGCCTCCGGATCCGGATCGTCCGTCGACCGGATCGTGACGGCCCGCCCGCGCATCTGCTCAGCGAACCGCCGCAGACGCTCCGAGTCGCGCATCAGCCCTTGCCGGCACGCGAGTAGCCGCGCTCGTCGAGAATGTGGCTGATCATCGCCAGCCCCTCGTCCGAGTCGGCCGGCTGCACGATCACCGCAGCCACGTGGTTCTCGATCGCGACCTTCTCGACCGTCTCGTCGTCCTTGTACGTCGGGACGATCTTCACCGTGCTCGGCTTGCCGCGGACGATCATCAGCGGCTTCGCGTCGAAGCCCATCAGGCCGCCCGAGCCCTTCGAGCGCTTCCCGCCGAACACGAAGTGATGCTCGATCGGGACGCCACGCGCGATCAGCGTCGAGAGCGTGACCTTCCGGCCCTGCTCCCACACGAACGTCTGCCCGTCGTCCTCCTCGCCCTCGCCGGCGCCGGCGTCGCCGACCGGCAGCTTCCCGTCCTCCTCGTCGAGACGGCGCTGCTCCTCCGCCGCGGCGCGATCGGCCATCGACCCGCCACCGCCGTTGCTCTTCGCCGCGCGCTTGGCGTCAAGCGACGCCGCGTTCGGCTCGCCGTCCGCCGCGACCGGCGTGATTCCCGTCTCCGTATCTGTAGGCACTTCAGACCCTCCGTACTCGACTGCTGCGGCTGCGTCCCGCCGCCGGATGCTTCCGTTCGACCATCGCGGTCGCCCACTTCCCTCGCCCCAGCTCGTCCATCTCCGCGGCGAACTCCCACACCCGCGCCGGCAACCGATCGCGCGGGATTCTGTCCTCGTCGCCGGCGCCGTACTCATGCGCAACGTGCACCTGCTCCGCGACGAACACGCCATTGCGCGCGTCATAGACGAACGCGTGCAGACCTCTCGCTCGAAGCTCAGACTTCGGCAAAGGGTGATGCGCGTCGAAGGCAGGGTCGAAGACATCAGCGGCTCGGGTTCCCGTGACGATACAGCGCAGGTCCGTCGCCAGCGCGACCTGCCGCCGCCATTCCTCCGGAGATAGCGGACCTTCGCCCGCCGCTCGTGTCGCGAACGCGACGCGCCGTTTCGCCCGGCTACCCATCCGTTTCCGGCCCCGGCGGATGAACTCCTCCAGCTTGATCGGATCCGTCGACAGGCCGGCCTCGCGAGCGCGCTGCACCCATTCGCGCGTCGTCTCCGGGTCCGCGCGCAACTCCGTCCGGCGCTCCAGTGGAGCGCTCCTCTTCAGTGCCGTCTGTTTCATCGCCGGCGCTCGACGAAGCGGTTCGCGGCGGCCTCGCTCAGCCGCCACGCGACCGTTACCGCCGACCCGTCCTCCCGGACGACCTCGATCGCCCACAGCCGCCGCCACAGATGTTTCGCACGCCACGTCAGCTTCGGATTCACCGGCGGCCGCCACGTCGCCGGATCACTTCGGTCATAGCCCACCCTTCAGCCCTCCCTCTCCGTTGCCCTGCATCGACCTGATCTCGCGGCGCACGAGCACCGCGCCGGCAGCGCACGACAGCACCACTGCCCACCCCACCAGCAGCCACCCGAGTACCGGCGCCGCGAACACGAACACCATCAGCGCGCCGGCGCCCACGACCGCCGCCATCATCACCACGACGTCGCCCACTAGACCTTCCCGGCCTTCCGGTGCCGCCGCTTCGGCTTCGCCGCGAGCGCGCGCTCTGTCGCCTCCCGCATCGCCTCTTCGAGCTGGCGATCGAGATCGGGATGCCCACCACGATCCGACGCGTCCGGCGTGTAGAGCCCGAACCGCCGGCCCCGCTTCGTCTGGTACCACCCGAGCATCCGGCGGCCCTTCGACGACTTCACCGGGATCGGCCTGCCCTGCGTCTCGACGAAGCCCTTCAGCGCGCTCAGGAGAACCTGCCGCACCCGCTCGACGACCTGTAGCTCCGCCGTCGCGCGCTTCGCGGCCTCCCACGACGTGATCGCGCCACCAGCCTCGATCCGCGTGTCTTCGTCGACCGGGCAGAACCGCGACGCCGCGCAGAACCCGCAGTGCTTACCCGGCTGCGGTTTCCACACGCCCAGCCGCTCAATGTCGAGCACGCGCTGCGGCTGCCCCGTCTCCTCGTCGATCAGCACCTCACCCGTGTCCGGATCGAACGCGTCGAACCACCCGATCGGCCATGCCGGCGCGCCGGCCGCGACAGCTCGATCGAACGCCTCGATCAGGATCGACAACTCCTCCTCCACCTCCGGCATCCGGTCGCGCGTCAACGTCGCCTTGCGAACCTTCGTCTTACGGCCGTAGAACTCGCGCAGCGTCACGCGGTTCACGTTGCTGTAGTTCTTCATCACCAGCCACCCGTAGAACCGCTGCTGAAAGTAGCCGTGGTAGCTGATGCCGCGCAACTCGTCATCCTCGCCCACGTAGTCGCCCGGGTCGCGTTCCTTCGGCTCCGGCGGCAGCGCCCACGTGTCCTTCCAGTCGATCACGATCGCGCCGTCCGGCGCATCCCACAGCAGCGTGTCGATCTGCCCCGACAGCTCGCGGATCACGAACCCACCGCCCGGCTTCGGGTAGGCGATCGGCGCCGTCAACCGCCGCTCGACCGCGACGATCTTCTCCCACGAGAACTCATTGTCCTTCGCGAACTTCCGGGCCGCCATCCGCAACTCGGCCATCTGCCGCAACGGCACCCGAACGATGTCTCGCGGCTCGACGTCGTGCTGCCGGCACTGCTCGACGAGGATCTGCTCCGCGAGCTGCACCGGGATAGTGCGTTTCTGCGTCGCCTGTAGCTCGCGCATCACCGCCGCCGCGAAGCGATGGAAGATGATCCCGCGCGCCTGCGGATGCGTGCTCCACCCCGCCGCGAACTTCAGCTCGAAGTACGACGACAGCGCGCAGTCATCGAACGTCGACAGCAGCGATTGGCGCACCCGCGGAAACAGGCGCGCGACATCCTCCAGCGGGATCGGCTCCCGCGGCACCACTCGAACGGTCACGGCGCGAGACTAGACGTCAGCGCCAGGTTCGAGCCCGAGCAGCCCACGCAACTCAGCCTCGATCTGATCCAACTCCGCGACGATCTCGCCCTGCTGCTCCTCCGTCGCGGCCATCCGCCGGCCACGGAGATCGGCCAGCCGCGCGCGGAGCACATCGACATGCTCCTGATCGACTTCGGCACGCACCTCCGTCTCCGCGGCGGGATCGTCCGCGCGACGCGGCTCGGGCTCCTCCACGGCATCGGATTCGATGACGGGCTCGGCCTTCGCGGCATCCGCGCGCTGCTGGCGCAGCTCGTTCTCGCTCTCGATCTGCTCGACGATGCCCACCAGCTCGCCGTCCGTGCGGTTCGCCATCACCATCTGGCACTTCGCGGCCGCCCACGCGAACGGATCCAACTCGTTCGCAACGCCGACCGCATCGGCCAGGCGCGTCTGTAGCGCGGGATCGTCCGTGAACTCGCGAGCGTCGAACGTCGGCGGCTCGTCGGCCAGCGCGCCATGCTGCGGCTCGTCGAGCCCCTGCCACTCGCGCGGGTCGCGCAGCTCGTCGACCGGCACGACGCCGGTGATCCCGAGCCCGATGCGCAGCACGTAGGACTGCGCGGCCTTCAGGACCATCGTGGACGTGTAGTCCCACGCGCCCTCGAACTCCTGCATCGGCTTGTGGCGGATGCCCTTGCCGTCGAACTCCGCCCACGTCGCCTTCCCCGCAGCGTCATAAAACAGCGGCTTGCGCTGGCGCTCGTTCGGGTTGTAGTCCCACACCTGCCGCAGCCGCGAGTGCTCGCGCAGATTCGCGTAGTAGAAGTGCGGCGGCTCCCCGTCGATGTAGCAGCACGCCCACGCCCCGATGATCCGGCCCCGGTAGCGATCGGGCGCCTCCCCGGCCTTGAAGATCGTCGGCTTCGACGCGTACCGATGGATCACCATCGGCGGCTTGTTCGGGTCGATCGAGCGCTCGACCTCGAACGTGTCGTGCTCGCACACGACGTCGTACGTCATGCCCTTGTAGCCGCCGCGCTTGCCCTTCGTCTCGCGGGCCTTGTGCAGCAGCCCGTCGCGCCCTATCGCCGGCTTGTAGACGACGCGCGCCGGTTGCGCCGGCTCGCCGTCCTTCGCCGCGACCGGCTTGATCTTCTTCGGGATCAGCCACACGTGCCCGAAGACCGGCGAGAGGTTCAGCGACGCGCAGAGCGCCAGATAGGGCAGTAGCGCCGGCGACTCCGGCGGGATGTCGAGAAACTGCGCGACCTGCGCGCGCCGCTCCGGCGGGAAATGAACCTCCGCCAACTCCAGGCCCCGCAGGTTTCGCTCCTCCTCCGGGATTACGACAAGCTCTCCAGCCATCAGCGCCATCTCCTTCGACTCGGGTACGTCGGACCCCCGGGAAGATAACGCGCTGATCGGCCGGGAACAACAAAGGCCGCCCCGAGGGACGGCCCTTGTGTGCGGCTTCGCGGTGGCTCCGGCCACTTTACCCGAGTCGCACGAAGAGGCAATCGCTCGGCCGTACGGGCGATGATACCCCCTCCGCGCCCCGAAAACTACGTCGCCGGTGGCACCCGAGCAGCGACAGCGAGCCCCGCCGCCTCCACCTTCGCGTCCTTCGCGTTGCGGGCGAAGCGCACCGCCGCGTCCGCGACGACGAGCGTCGATGCGTAGAGGATCGTCTGCTGAAGCGAGTCGGTCTGCTGCACGCTCAGATGGAAGACCCCGAACGCGTTCGCGAGGTTCGCGAGCACCGGCACGGCGCCGGCGAGCTGCGCCGGCGTCAGATCCGGACGATCGCCGCGCAGCACGCCCATCTAGACGTCCTCCACCGGCGCGTCGTCGTCCTCGTCGTCGACCTCCTCGTCGTCGTCCGCGTCACCGGACTCGTCGGCGGGATCCAACGCGTCGTCGTCGGGCTCCTCCACCGCGTCGCGCTCCGTGATGCCCGACGCCGCGGCCTCGTCCTGCCTTGCCGCCTCCGCCGCGAGCGTGAAGCCCTCCGGCGCCCCAGCGGGATCGAACGACTCGTCTCCCATCGCCAACTCCTCTCAGTCCAGAAAGTCGAACGTGACGTAATAGCTCGGCAGGCCCGGCGTCACGCTGTCGATCGGCGGCGAGCCATGCCCGATGAACATGCAGCCCGGCTCGCCGATGTAGACCTCCACGTGATGCGGGTTGCCCTTCGGCCCGTAGAGCCCGAGATCACCCGGCTTCGGATGCTTCGTCACGCGACCCTTACGGTCGATCGCCCACGTGTTCACCCACTCGTACGAGACGTCCCCGGGCGATGGCAGGCCGGCGTCCTTGTAGACCGCCGCCGCGAACTGCGAGCAGTCCGAGCGCCAATGCCGCGGCGTCGGGCGCAGATAGACCGTGTTCGCCGTGCCGCCCGCCAGGTAGTGATAGGCCGCCGGCTCGCGACGGTAGTTCGCGGCCGCCTGCTTGGCGCGCGAGCAGATCGCACGGCGCTTCGCCGACTCCGACCCGGCGTCGCGAACACGCCGCTTGCGCATCGCGCGCATCGCCGCTACCCGGCGCTTCCCGAGCGACTTCTGCCGATCCGTGCGCTTCCCCGGGCTCAGGATCATGCGCTGCACGCCGATCGGCACCTCGCCCTGCGAGACGATCTTGTCCAGCGTGCTCTTCATCGCGCCGAGCGACCACGCCGCCTTCCGCACCGCCAGCAGCGTCGCCGGCCCCACCACCCCGTCCGTCTTGACCGCCAGCGAATCGAGCCCGCAGTAATGCAGCCGGCGGTTCACCGCGACCTGCACCCTGCGCGCCGCCTCGCTACGCCCCCCGCGATGCAGCACCCTTAGATCCACGCCATCGCCTCCTCGCATTTCATCGACACCCTCGAAGGCTACCTACGTCGCGCGGATCGGCTTCACCATCAGCCGCATCTGCGAGTAAGAGCCCTGCCCGCCCGCGCCGCCGATGCGACCCCATACACCTATGACCGTGCTTACCGGGACGCCCGTAAAACGTCGCGTCACCGTCGCCTGCTGCCCGTTGCCGTTGTCCATCACCAGCGAGGTGTCCGTGTCCGAGAGCGTCAGGCCCGAGTAGCCAGGCGACATGAAGTTGTACGCCGGCGACGCCCCAAACGTGATCTGCCGGCCCTCCGCGCGCACGAGAAAGTCGCCGGCATGCGGCACGGTGATCGTCGGCCCCCCGGAGATCGCCGCATACGACGTCGTGAAGATCGTACGCGTCGTCATGTCCTCCGCGAACCACTCACAGCCACCCTCAAAGATCCAGTCAGAGCCCGAGTAGCGGAACACCCAAAGCAGCTTTGCTGTCGCCATAGCTGCCGTCTGGAAATGCACGACCTGCCCGGTGTACGGAGAGCCAGGGAATGCCGTCACGACCGGCACGCCCAGCGAGCCCGTCAAGTCGAGCCCCGGCATCCCGAAGCGACCGGCCGCCACCCGGCTCAGCGCCGTGTCGCCGTTCCACGTCAGCACCCGCCCGGACGCGATGGCGCCGCCGAGCGTCGGGTTCGGATAGGTGCCCAGCAGTTCGCCGCCGGCAGCTCCCGATGGCGCGCGCGCATCGCTCAGCCGCGAATCGTTCCCGGCCGCCGCCGTCCCGGCCGCCGTCCCCAGCGCACGCAACGCCTCGTCGGCCGCGGCCGCTGTCCCGGACGGCTTCAGCGACGCCGCGATGTCGCCGGCCACGATGTCCGCGCCAGCCGGGAACCGCGCATCGTTCCCCGCGGCCGCCGTGCTGCTCGACGTCCCGAGCGCGCGCAGCGCCTCGTCGCCGGCCGCCGCCGAGCCCGAAGGCTTCAGCGACGCCGCTACCTTCGCGGCCGTGACTGCGCCCGACGCCACTTCGAGCAGGAATCCCCCGCCCGCCTGCCGCGTCGCCGTGACACCACCGGACACGATCGCCGCATCGTCGAGTTGCGCGCCGACGACCGACCCGACCTCCTGCACAAGCGCCGTGATCGCCGAGCCATCCCACGTCAGGCGCCCCACGCGCCGGTAGATGTCGACCGTGCCCGCCACGATCGTCGGCGTCGACCCGTTCGCCACGATCGCCAACGCGAACGTGTAGTCCGTGTTATCGGTGTTCGGCAGCGGCGAGCTACTGATCGACTGCGCCTTCGCCGTAACGAAAACCAGATACGTCCCCGCCGAGCCTCCCGGATGCGCGCGCGTCACCGCCGACTCCGCCTTCCGCCAGTTCCCCGCGACGTTCAGCACCATCGCCTCGTCGTTCGCGCCGGCGTTGGCGCGCACCGTCGTCGCAGACGACAGATCGAGACGGAACTGCGTCAGCGGCGCAATCCGGTCCTGTAGCCGGTTCATAAACCAGCTCGGCAGCACCTCGTCGCGCGAGAAAGGCTCCTGCTGAAGCACGCGACGAGTCTAGGTCCGCCCGCGCGCCGATACCCACACACGGGAGCGGCCCGCCCGCTCGAAGCGCTGCGGGCCGCTCTTAGCCCGTCCCCGTTGACCGGGAGCCTACTGCAATAGCTCCTGATCGAGCTGCGACTCGTCCAGCAGGAATCCATCCGTGTACGTCAGCACAACGTCGAGATGCGCCGGCGTGATGTCCTGAATCAGCGACTCCGCCCGCGTGTACGACGCCGAGTCCGGCGGGAACGGCAGCGTGATCTGAATCGTGTTCGCCGGCGGCGAGCCCGGATCCGCGGGATTGTGCTCCTCATAGATCCAGCCCGGCCCGACGAGCGCCGTCACGTTGTCCACCCAATCGCGGCCCTCCGGCGTCGAGCGCATCCGCCGCAACGTCGCGAGCACGATCTCGCGGCGCTCGTCGATCGTCACGCCCTCCGGCTCGACCGTGATGCGCAGCATGAACTCCCACACCTTCAGCAGCACATCGGCGTGCTGCGGGAAGAACTGCCGGCGCACCTCGTCGATCGCAGCCTCCAGCCGATCCATCTCCACAGCGCACGCATGGATCACCGCGAGATGATCAGGCGAGTCGCGCAGCACGACCGGCAGCCACGACCGCCACACCTCGCCGCGCTCCGTCAGGACACGCTCGTCCATCTACAGCACGCCCTCCGTCAGCACCGGATCGGCGAGCACCGGCACCTGCGCCGGATCCGACGAGATCGTCACGTTCACGGCCGGCCCGACGCCCTCCAGCTCGTCGACCGTCGCGTCATGCACGCCGACGACGCCGACGATCCGCCCGACGAGCTGCGACACCACGATCTCGCCGCCAGCCTCCACGCGCTCCACGTAGTCACGCAGCGCCGACACGATGTCCTGCCGCAACGCGACCGCGCCACCAAACCCGTCCAGCGAGTAGCCGGGCTCCAGCTCCACCGTCGCCTCGATCTCGATCGAGCGTGTCGTGGCCGTCGTGACCGTCACGATCGCGCCGACCGGCGCGCGGCCCTCCGCGGCGCCGGGCACCGGATCGAGATCGGCCTGAAGGCCCGCGACCGTCGCCGCCGACACCGGATCGCCCTCCGCCGTCGTGATGATCAGCTTCACCGTCCCCGGACCATTCCACAGCGGGATCACCGTCACGCGGCCCACGCCCGCCCAATCGCGGCCCCAGCGCTGATAGTCGCGCTTGTTACCGGCGCCCTGCCCCTGGAAAGCGCCGAGCACGCGCTCGCGCAACGCCTCGTCCGTCTCGGCCTCCGTGCCACCCGTCGTCGCCGCCGGATTCGTGACCGTCGTCCCCGCCGGCGGCGGAGACGAGAACTCCGTGATCGCGTTCGCCGCGACCTTGCCGGCGACACCGGCCTCCGTCGCACGGATCGCCAGCGCCTTCTTCCCGCCCGTCGTGTTGCCGCCCGGCAACCCGAGCCCCGTGTTCGGCGTCGCAGCGCCCGTGTCGACATAGCTCGTGGCGCCCGTGACCTCCACCAGGCGCCCGTACGTGCCACCCGCGGAGTCCGCTCGATAGATCCGGTAGCCCGTCGCCGTCGCGACCGCAGACCACGCCACCGTGATCTTCCCCGGCCCGCCGCCCGGGACCGTCCCGACCTGCTCCGTGCCCGGCAGCGTCTCGCCGGCAGCGTCGATCGCCGTGACCCTGTACGCGTAGTCAGAGCTGGCCGCCAGCGTCCCGCCGCCCGTCGAGCCCGTCGCACTCGGGCTCGCCGGCGCCGACGCCGCGGCCGGGATCGTGCCGCCCACCAGCACCTCAAACTCCGGCACCTCGTCGTCCGGGTTCACCGGCGCGACACCCACCGTCGTCCCCGCCGCGATCACCGTCGCCGCTGGCCCCGCGAACACCGCCACGCCATCCGCCGGCGTCGCCGCGAGGCGAACGATGTCCTGCACCTCCGCGTGATCGTCGAGATACGGTCCCCACGCCCACACCGGGAACCCCGCCATCACCACTTCAGTCCCGAGCGAGTCATAGAACCGCGCGAACTCGCGGACCATCGGCATCACGCACGTTCGCCAATGCCCGCCCTCCCGCGTGTCCACCCACACGTCCACGTCGACAGCCGGATCGAGCCCTTCGTTCGCGGCCGCGATGGCGCGCGTGAGGATCGTCTCCTCGTCATCCCCGGGATACAGCGGCAGGAAGTTCAGAGCGTCATCGGCCATCTAGTCCTCCACCGTGATCCGGATGTCATCGAATGGCAGCTCGACGTCCTCGTTCGTCGTGATCACGAACGACGTCAGCGACAGCGCGCCCTCCAGCGGGTCATACGCCACGCGCACAGCGACGTCCGCGATCTCGTCATCGACGAGCAGCGCCTCGCGGATCTGCACCCGCCAGTCGTCCGCCGCGATCTGCGCGTCGACCCCGGCGTCACCGATCCCGAGCGCCGGCCGGCTCACCCCGAACGACCTGCTGAAGACCGTGTGTGCATACCGCGCCGAGTTCAGGGCCATCATCACGCGTTGCTTCAGCGGCTCGAAGCCCGTCACGCGCGCCGGCGAGCCGCCCTGCCTGATGAACCGGCCCGCCTCGAAGTCAAACGCCCACGAGTACCCCGTGGGATCCGCCGTCTCCGCCGCGACCGCGACCGGCGCCTCCGGGTCGACGAGCGCGGACGCCACCGCCGCGTTCAGCTCCTCCTCCGCGCTCGGAGCGACGTCATCCTCCGCCGGCAGCAGCTCGATCTCGTCAGCCATGCGAGATCACCCCCGCCACGATCCAGTCCTCGCCGTCGTGATGGACACGTACGAGATCGCCGACCGCCGGCCGCTCGTCGAGCACCGCCCGGTCGATCTCGACATCAGGATCACCCTCTTCGAGCACGAGATCGCCATCGCCGCCGACACGCTCGATCGTCAGCGGATCGGCAATCGTCACCTTCCACCGCTCGACGGGCGGAGACACCGTGCGCGCCTCACCGCGAGCGATGTCGCGGATGGCTTCCGCCAGCTCGTCGTACACCGTCACGAGATCACCTCCACCGTCAGCTCGATCGTCTCCAGCGCCGGCAACGCTATCCCGATGAACGCGCGGCGCGCGAGCGACAGCGACGTCGGGACCGCCCGCGCCGCGAACACCAGCGCGAAGACCTCCCGTTCACCACGCGAGAACCGCAGCACCTCACCGATCAGGTCATCCAGGCCCGCCCCGTCAGCGACGACCGCGAACGACCCCGCCTTCGGATGCGTCTGCGTGTCGTGCCACCCGACCGTCATCAGTCCCAGCGACCGCAACGGCACGCCGGCCAGTAGCTCCTGCGCCTTCGGGAACGCGCGCTCGGCCCGCGTCTCGTACGGGTCATAGCGGACCGCCATCAGCCATCCCTCTTCGCGTGCGCTCGACGCGCCTTCGCGCGCGCCGCTTTCTCGCGCGCCTCGCGGTCTTTCTCGAACGGATCGTCGAACGTGAACGTGTACGTCGCCGTGTACGTCGCGCCCTGCACCTGATGGCGCGCGCCGGTGCAGTAGACGAACGAGTCCTCACCCTCGATCCCCTCCGACGCGAGCACGGCCTGCGCGCCGTCGCCGCGACGGATGAACGGTATGCCCTGATGCTCCACCGTGACCACGCGATCGACCTTGTATTGCTTCGCCAGGTCGCGCTGCACCCGCCCGCGAAGATCACCCGCCGAGTCGACGTGCCCGTAGTTGCGGGTCCGCTCGACGTGCCCGAACCGCGCGACCATTGACCGATTCTGCGCCGTGTAGCGCACCGTCGTCGCCTTCGTGCCCTTCCCCACCCGACCGCGACCCTTCAGCACCGTCGCCGGGATCTCGACCTTCGGCGTTTGCTCGATCACCGCCGACCGGATCTGTGCGGCCAGCACGTAGATCGTCTGATTGCGCTTGTACGGCACCACCTCGAACTTCCCGTCGCGCATCCGCAGCACGAACTTCCGGCCCGTCCGCGAGTGCTCGATCCCGTAGACCTTCACCGCGAGATCCAGAAACGACCCGCGGACGTCGACCTTCGCGATCCGCTTCGTGCACTTCGCGATGGCGCCCAGCCGGATCCCCTGCTTACGCGCCTCCGCGCGCAGCATCTCGTGCCCGAAGTAGCCATGCGGCCGGCGCTTCGAGCGCCGGTACAGCATCCGCTGCGCACCCATCCGCACGAGCGCCATATCGTCCTTCAGCGCCACCACGATCTCGCCCGTCTCGACCGTGATCGTCGGCGCGTCGCAACGCATCGTCCACAGCTCATACCAGCGGCCCGCCCACTTCACGCGACACCGGATCTTGTGGCCGCGCCCGATCGGCAGATCCTTCGCTGTCGACGGATCCGGTCGGCGCAGCGTCACGTCGCCGGACATCATCGTCTCCGAGTCATTCCACCCGAACGACGTCACCGCGTCGTCGAGCGCCAGCGACGAGATCCCGCGGCCCCGCAGCAGCGTCAGCTCGAACTCGAACTCGCCCGGCGTGACCGGCGGGAGCTGCCGGCCGTAGAGCTTCACGAGGTTCGGGCGCCGCGCCCGCGCCGTCGCCGACCGCGCGCGCTGATCGCGGCCCGTCCTGTCCTTCCGCGCTCGCCGCGTCGTGCTAGCCACGAGCTGCCGTCCCCGTTCCCGCCACGAACGCGTCCGCCGGGATCTTGATCTTCGAGCCCACCTTGAAGCGCGCCATCTCCACCAGCGGCGTCGACTGCCCGACGCCCGTGATCGAGTTCGCCTCCGCGATCGTCGGCCACGCCCGAGCCGACTTGTAGTAGCGCAACGCCAGCGAATGCAGCGTGTCGCTCGCCGTGAGGTTATGCGTCGCCGGCAGCGACCCGCCCGACGAAGTGGACCCCTGCCGCGCCGAGCCCGTGCCCTTGCGATCAACCTCCGCGTTCCGCCACTCCGAGAACTTCAGCGAGTAGTACAGCGTGTCCGGCTGCCCGCGGCGAAGCTGCAACCCGATCGACCGGATCGTGATCGCCATTCGCAGCAGCGGCACCTCGTTCAGCTTCAGCGACGCCAGCAGCTCGACAGGCTTGCGTGACCGGCCAGCCGCGAACAGCTCGTCGTGCACGTCGTCAGGATCGACGCCCTCCTCCACCAGCCACGCCGGATCCCACGTCATCGTCAGCGCTTCCATGTCATCGACGACGCGCAGACGCCGCGCCGTCACCGGCCCCATCGCCGGCTGCGAGAACTGCCCCGCCCTGATCGTGTCGTACTCCGAGTGCGAGAACTCCTCCGTCCACCCGAAGCCCTCCAGCACGGCCGGCAGGTAGAGCGGCTGGCTCAGCACCGCCGCCGGCGTCTCCCCCGGGATCTTCGCGAACCGCACGCGCAGCCCCTCGCCCCTGTCCGCCATCAGCCGATCACCGCCGACGTCGCGCCGTTGCGTAGCGCCGCCAGGATCTCGCCGGCGACCTGCTCACCGATCGACTTCGCGTCGACCCCGCCCTTCCCGGCATGGATCACGATCGAGCCAGGCGCGAACGTCACGTGCACCTGCGCGCCACCCGTGTTCGAGCCCGCCGGCGTGACCGTCACGCGCTCGCGCCGGTTGCGTGGCCCTTCGCCGGCGACGAACGCTGTCGGCCCGTCCGTCGTGAACGACCCGCCGCGATCGAACGCGCCCGCCCACTTCATCCGGCCGCCGCGAGCACGCCCGAGCGACTTGCCCCACACGCCCCGCGAAGCCGTCCACGGAGACAGACCCGACTCGTCGTAGAGGTGCTTTGCGACGCGCAGGTTCGTCATCGGGTCGAACACGTTGCCGCCGTACCGTGCGACGAGCCCCTGATGCAGCGGCATCATTATCTGCGTCAGGCCGCTCGCGCCCGACGCGTTCCGCGCGTTCGGGTTGCCTCCGGACTCCGCCCGGATGATCGCATTGAACACTGCGGGCAGGCCGGCCGCCGCGACCATCTGCGCGATCGAGCCGCCCATCGCCCCGGCCGTCGTGCCACCACCGCCGAGCGCCGCGTTCACCTGCCGCTGCAACCCCGCCGCGTACACGTCGCCGGCGCGGCCACGGATCACGCCCGGCACGCCCGGCTGGCGCTGCCCGAGCCCGCGCACCCTGATCTGCCCGCCCGCCAGGCCGCCGGCCCTGCCGCCGCCGGCGAGCCCGCCCGCCGCGAGCGCGGCGCCGATGACCGCGAGATGGATGTGATCGGCGTGCCCGCGCCACGTCTGCGCGCCCCAAAACGACGAGGGGACCGTCTTGCCGTCCTTCACGCTCAGGCCCGGGTTATGGATGCCCTCCGCGAGCGACTTGCCGTAGTTCACGGCCACCCATCGCGCCGCCGCGTTCATCGTCGCCGGCGGCCCCGCGATGTCCTCCGCCATGCCCCGGTAGTGGTACGAGCCCGCCGCGTGCTTCCCGCCCGTCGTGCTCGTGACCGACAGGCCCGGGAACTGCCCGATCAGGATCCGCCCGAGCGACCCGATGCCGCCGGCGAGCCCGCCACGCGCGTACGCCGGCGCGGAGTGCCGACGCGTCTCGCCGCGGATCATCTGCTGCGCCGTCAGCCCGTACATCGCTCGCGTCGCCAGTCCGAGCTTCGCCATCGTGTGCCGATTCGCGATCCACGTCTCCCCCGGTGCCGCCGTCCCACCATCCGGCGTCGGGACCGTATCCATCAGGCCGCTCCCGCCGATCATGCCGCCACGCGCGTTCGGCGCGCCGCCGCCGACGAGCCCGGACCCCTTCAGCGTCTTCGGCGCGTTGCCCGAGCTGTACGCCTTCACCGTGTCCTGCGCCTGCCGACTCCCGGCCTCTAGCCCTTGCACCGTCGAGCGCGCCTGCGACTGCGACATGCCCATCGCCACCAGCGACCCGATCGCTTGCCGCTGAATCGCCGTGAAGTCCGAACGCGTCTTCTGCCGCGCCTGCTCCGTCGCCGTCGTCATCGCGGCCGCGATCCCGCGCCACTCCGACCTCGTGCCGCGCAGGATGTCGCCGTTCACGATCTGCACGTCGTGCCCGAGCTTCTTGAAACGCGCCGTGATCGAGCGCGTCAACTCGTCGACCGTCTTCTTCATCTCCGGATGACCCTTCGCCATCGCGCGCGCCCACGACAGCGACGACTCGCCCAGCGCCTCCACGCCCTCCGGCTGCGTCGTTCCCGCGAGGCGATGCTGCACCTGCGACACGACGCGGCCCGCCGCCTCCTGCCGGCCCAGGCCCGCCTTCCGGTAGACCTGATAGGCGCTCCCGAGCCGCGCGCCGTACGCGGCGCCGCGACGCGCCGACAGGTCCGCCAGCGACCGCTGCCGCGAGCGATTCAGCGCGTCCTCCTGCTCGCGTAGCGCCTTGATCACCCGCGCATACTCCGCGGCCTTCGCCACGTTCTTTCGCTGCTCCTCCGCAGTCGGCCCTTTGTCGCCGCCGTGCCCCGGATCGAAAAGTCCCAGCGCACCGCGGCCGCCCAGCAGCCCCGTGTCTGAGGACGGCCTCGTGCGCGCCACCACTCCCGCTCGACGTCGCGACAGCTCCGCGATCTGCCTCCGCAGGTCCGCCGCGGATCTCGCCGAGCCCATGCCCGCCGCGGATCTCCGCGCCTCGTCGACACCCGCCGCCGCCTGCCCGGCACCCGTCAACGCCTCCGGGATCAGCCCGAGCGTCGCCGACGAGAGCGCCTGCTGCGCGCGCTGCGTGAACGTGCCCGGCGTAGACGCGAAGTCCAGCGCGCCGAGCCCGAGCGCGATCGGCGCGAACGCGCGCCCGGCACCCCGTGCCGCACCCATCGCACGGCCGGCTCCGCGCCCGAGCGGGCCGCGGCTCATGCGTGACCCGAGCTGCGACACCGGCGCGCCCGACCGGAACCCCGACCCGTACAACAGCGTCCCCGCGCGCGTTGCGCCAGCGCCCGCACGCGGCACGCCGCCGGCACGAGCCCCCGCGATAGCCGCACCAGCACCCACGCCCGCCACCAGGCCCGCACCACCACCGCTCGCCGCCGCGCCGGCGCCACGCGCGCCACGCACCGCCCCGAAGATCGCCGCGGCAGCACCCGGCGTCCCGATCAGCCCCAGCGACGACGCCAGCGACACAAGCTGCGAGAACCGATCCAGCAGCGGCCGCAGCGCCGTCGCGAGCTGATTCATGTAGTGCACCGCGCCAGCGAGCCCGGACGCCATCTCCCGCGTCGAGTTCGCCGTGTCGCGGAAGAAGTTCGCTGTCTCCTGCGGATGCGACTCGATCCACGTATCCCACCGCGTGAACGTCGCGTCCAGCGACCCGACGAGCGAGTCACCAGACGGACGGCCCATCCGCCCAATGTCACGCATCAGGTCGAACGTCGTGCCCGTCAGATGCGCCCACCGCTTCGCCGAGTCCACCAGCGGCTCCATCTTCCGGCGCGTCTCTTCGATGTTCGTAGTCGACGAGCGCCACCCCGCCGTCTGCTCGCGCGCCCACACGTTCGCCTCATGGAAGAACGGAGTTGACGCCCGAGCGATGTTGACCATCGTCCGCTCGACGTTCTCCAACGTCCGCTCAGCAGTCGGCAACTCTCGCGCGAACGTCCGCGTGAAGAACCCGAGATCGTCCTGCATCCGATCGCCCGCCAGGAAACGCGCCTGCCGCGCTCCCTGCTGGCGCACCGCTGTCGTCGCCGTCAGCGCGTTACGCGCGAGGTTCGGCGCCACACGCCGACCGACCTGCGCGACGTCGCCGAGCAGCCCGAAATACTGCTGGCGCGCCGGCGCCGACATCCGCCGCCAGTCACGACCGAACCCGCGCGCCTGCCCCGCCGCGTAGCCCGAGCCCGGCCCCGCGACCCGCTGCATCCGCGTCAGCTCGCGCTGCGCCTCCGTCGCCTCCTTCGACCACTTGCCATGCTCGCGCACCGCCTTCGAGTAGTCGTCCTGCGCCTTCCACACGTCCTTCAGCGCCGCGTTCGCCGGCTTCGCGACGGACATCACCGCGCCGATGCCGGCCACCAGCGGCGCGAGCCCGCCAAGGCCCGTAGCGCCCGCTCCGAGCGCGGCGGAGCCCGCCGACCCGAGCAGCGCACCACCGGCACCGCCGACCGCCTGAATCGCCGGGAGAGCGAGCCCGCCGGCCGCCAGCAGCGACCTCCCGCGGATGCCAGCGAACCCGATCCCGCCGAGGTTCACGATCCCTGATCCGCCGGCACGGCCTCCGCCTCCACCGGCGGCCGCGGCGCCCGCTGCCGCTCGCGAGATCCCGCCACCGATCCCGACGCGCGCCGTTGGCCGCATCGCGCCGAGCGCTTCAAGTCGTGCCGTCAGCAGCTCGACCTGCGCGAGCGCGGCCGCGATCCCCGTGACGTCGATGTGCGGCTTCATCGTCTCGCGCCCGAGCGCGCGCATCCGGTCACGCACGGTCGCGATCGTCGACACGATCGACGCCGCCTCGCGCTGAATCTCGCGGCGCATCCCCTTCCACTCGTCGCGGACCGTCATCCGCGTAGTCCGCGACGTCTCCGCGAGCCCGCCCATCTCCTCACGCGCCGCCCGGAACTGCGCCACAGTCGACGGCCCGAACACCCGGTCGATCGTCCCGCCGAGCTGCGCCGTCTGCGTGTCCGCGCGCGCCGCCTCCCGCCGGTACTCCCGCAGCCCACGAATCGGCTGCGAGACGTCCAGGTCGAACGCGCCGCGAACGGTGCCCTCAGCCACCGCTACCCCTTATCGCCGGCGAACGCGTCGGCAATGTCGGCGAGCATCCGCTCGTGGCCCGCCGCGTGCAGCGCACAAGCGCTCAGGAACGCCTCCGCACGCGACGGCCACGGCTCGCCATCGGCCGGCACCGGGCGCCGCCGCGACTCGCGCCACAGCGTCACGGGATCCCCGCCGCCGAACCGCCAGTGTGCATACAGCTCCCATGCCGCCCCGTTCGCCTTCAGGAGTTTCCCGACGCCACCACCAGCCGCCGGCGCGCCGAGCCGACGCGCTCCGGGTCATAGCCCGAGATCATCCGCACGCGACGCGCGACGCCGGACACCAGCCCCAACTGCGTCTTGAAGCGCGCTTCGAGCGCTTCGACCGGCGACGCGTGCTCGAACGTCTCGAACTCGTCCTCCGCGCCACCCGGCTTCGGGCGCCGCACCGTCCGGAACTCCGGCGACGTCAGCTTCACGGCGCGGCCGCCCGCTTCGAGCTGCACGCATCCCAACTCCGCGACGATCCGCAGATCGGCCGTGACCTGATCAATGCGGCCCGTCGTGTCCGACACAGACTCCATCTCGATCGCGTCGAGCTTGCGCCCGTCGACACCGCGGATCACGAACGTCAGCGACTTCAGCCCGTCCTCCGTGTCGAACTGCACCGGCACCTCGTACAGCCGCGGCGCCTTCGGCGCGAGCACGTAATCCAGTGCGTCGCGCTCGTTCTCGGCCGTCAGGCCCTCGTGATCGCGAGCGTACGCCTCCGCGGCCAGCTCACCCTTCAGGTCCGGATCCGCTTCACGCGGCGACGCGTCGCCGACCCTCGCCGCGTCCGTCGCGGGCACTGCTGCCATTCCGCCCATCGTGACCTCCTCGATCATGGTGGCGGGGGAGAACGTCATCCGCCGGCGAACCCGGTCCGCCGGCGAAGTTGGCCGCCTCGTCCCCGTCTGATTGCGAAGTCGTGCGCGTGCGCTCGACTTCGATGCTGTAGAGCCGCAGCATCCGCGACAGCTCGCCCGCCGGCACCCGGTGCTCCTGCGCCAGGCGGGTCATCTCGACGAGCGTGGCCTCGCGGCCGTGCTGCGTCTTCGACGCGATGAACGCGGCCAGCTCGTGCCACGCCGCTTCGTAGTCGATGATCACCGGCTACTCCTCCGGCGGGAGAGCGGCGCGCACCATGCAGTCCTTCGCCTCCAGCAGCTTCCGCAGCCCCGTCGTCAGCTCCGCGGGATCGCCGCCGGCGAGCCGTTCGACCATCTGCACCGCGAGGTTCGCGAACGGCTCGCTGATCGCGCGCAACTCCGGCGGCAGATGCTCAAACCGGAAGTACCGCAGCAGCCGATGGCCGTCCGCCATCACGCCTCCGTGACAGCGATACCGTCGTCCGTGTACTCCCAGGCGTGCAGCGGATCGTCGTCGCGGAAGGAGAACGGGATCTCGCGGATCAGGATCGCGTCGTCCTGCGAGTGGCCGCCGCTGTACTCGAAGAGGTTGCAGTCTGTGAGCTGCCAGCGCGTCTGATCGGGCGCGCCCACGTCGTCGAGCTTCGTGACGACATTGAACTCCGGGAACGCCGCGGCCGACCGATCGCCGTCGCGTCGAGCGCGGATGAACCGCCACACGCGCAGCGCCCAGCGATCGTGCACGTCCTGCACCCGGAAGGTGCCCGCGCGCTCCTCCACGCCCGGCTTGACCTCGTTACGCCACGCACCGGCGATGACGACCGGGATCTGCTCGACGTTGACGTTCCATTCGAGCGCGATGACCTCGCCGAGATGCCGTGCGTTCTCCCACACGGTGCCCGAGCGGCCCGAGCGGCGCGCGCGGCCCGGCAGGTTCGCGGTCGGCCCGACGCCGGGCATCAGCGCACCCTCCCTTCGCCGAGCAGGAAGTTTGCCGTGTACGCGAACTGCCACCCGAACTCGAACGGCATCGTGTCGTCCGTCGTGACCGGCATACGGAAGAACGGGTCAGCGTCGGCGCCCTGCGCCTTCGTCAGGATCAGCCCGAGCCGCAGCAGCTCGCCGATCAGCCGCTTTCCCTCCGCCGTCACCGCGTCGCGCGAGTCCTGATTGACCGGCACGCCGCCGACGATCTCGCGATCCCCGTAGCGCTTCATCGTGCGGATGAAGATGTCCATGATCCGCAGGAACCGTGGCTCGGAGAAAATCTTGCGTGGCCGTGCCGCATCGACGTCGCTCGTGAACGTCGTCAGGCCCTTCGCGATCCGCAGATCCGCCTCGTCGGAGTCCGTCCGGATCAGCACCGTCACGCCGCGCTGGATCGCCGCCTCCGCGTCCGCGGTCGACGCGCCCGTCGTGCCGATGACGTGCAGGCCGCCCAACTCCGCGCCGGTCAGCGCCTTCGTCTGCCCGCGCGCCGCGAGTACCCCGGCGATCCGTGGCGCAAGCTGCGCCGTCGACAGCGTTTCGTTCAGCAGGTCATCCAGGTAGGTACCGACGCCGAGGTTCACGACGTGCGGATCCGCGAGGTTCGTCGAGCGCGTGATCGCCGTGTCCAGCGTCTCGCCGGCGAGCCCGCCGACCGTCCAGATCACCGGCCGGTTCGCGGCCTCCTGCGCCTGCACCCACGCCAGGATGGACGCCTGCGTGGCGCCGTCCGTGAGGTTCGCGGCGGAGAGCAGCGAGAACGGCTGGAACTCCAGTGCGTCGAGCGCCGACAGGTAGTCCGCGGCGATCAGCGCGTCGCCGTTCGAGCCGCCCGTAAGCGACGTCCCGGCCGTCAGCGCCAGCGACGTTCCCGTGACGACCGTAGGCGATGCTCCTACCCGGATGTTGCCCGTCGCGCGTGCTGTGATCGCGGCCGCCAGCGACGCGATGTCCGTCTTCGTGTAGAGGTACGTCTCGATCACGGCGCCCTTGTACTTCAGGCGCAACCGATCGCGGGTCGCGTCGCTCGGATCGGCGTCGATCTGCACGCTGAAATCGTTGCCGCGCGTGCCCGCCCACAGCGCTTCGATCTTGATCGCCGGCGCCGGCGTGCCCGCCGTGTTGTTCAGCGTCACGCTCGCGCGCGCCGTGTTCGTGCCCATCCGGATCGGGATCACGCCACCGGCGCCACCGGCGCCGCGAAGCCCGAGCCCCGTGAACGCGCCCGCGACGGCCGTGCGGCCCGCGGTCGCTCCATCGCCGTAGCGATTGATCCACGCCGGGTAGTCCGCCAGCACCTCCGGCTTCGCCAGCTCCGTGTGCAGCGGCCCCCAATCGTGCGTCAGCATGATCGCGACCGTCTCGCCGATGCTCGCCGGCACCTGCGCGCGCTGCTCGCCGACGAACCGGATCCGCGTCTGCGGGATGATCGGAGCGGCGACCATCACCATCAGACGTCATGCTCCCGCGTCAGGAACTCGTTCAGCCGGCCGCGCACCTCGTCGAGCGTCCACGTCTTCTTCGCCGACCCGAACAGCGCGCCGGCGATGGCCGGCTCCGTGATGTCCGGCCCGAGTAGCCGCGGGTTCTCGCGCAGATCATCGACCGTGTACCGCACCTCGTCGGGCACACGCTCCGGGCTCGACTGCGTACCGCGCGCCGCAGCGCGCTCCGCGGCCCGGTCCGGCTTCGCGGTCGGAGTCTCGTCGGCCATCTGCCGGGAAGGCTACGGCCGAACTGCAACCGATACCCCTACGCGGCCACGGCCTCCGTCTCCCACCAGACGAGCACCTTCACGCGGTCCTCGCGCGGCTCGCGCTCGAACCGCACCGTCAGCTCCCAATCGTCCGGCCCGTCGTCGTGCAGCCACCCGCCGACATACCGCGCGCCGTCCACGATCATCGCCAGGTTCGCCGGGATGCGCTTCTTCCCCTTCTTCGGCTGGCCCTCCCACTTCGGCCCCACGAGCGCGTCACCGATCACCTTCGAGATGAAAAACGTGTAGTTGTCCAGATCCCGGCCGCGCCAGTGCTCGAACGTGTAGACGACTTCGACGTGCACCTTCCCGAGCGGCGGCCCCTTCGGATCAGGCTTCGCGAACACCGGCCGCGGGATGCCGGCGAAGTGCAGAAAGCGCATCGCCTCGCCCTGCCACTCCTTCTTCAGCTTCGCGAACACGCGGCCCGACCGCAGCGCGTTCGAGTTCATCGTCTTCGGGATGCGCCGCCACTCGAAACGGCGCTCGTGACGCACCAGCACCGTCACCGCAGCAGCGCCTCCACGTGCCCCCACGCGTACGGCAGCCACCAGCTCGGAGCGAACGCCAGGAACGCCATCACGACGACGAACGGGTGCGCCAGCCGGCACAGCCACGTCTCGCCGCGCTCACCGATCCACAGCCCCTTCGGCAGCAGCCGGATCCGCTTGCCCGAGATCGGCCACGCGATCGGCGAGCCCCACTGCGTGCCCGTGTCCAGCAGCGAGTGCGCGGCCATCCCGATCGCGAGCCCGAGCGCGACGAAGATCCCGATCCACGCCGCCACGTTCTGCACGGCCGCCGGGATCACCACCGCCGCCGACGAGTTCGCGCTCGCGATCTGTACCACCAGCACCGCGACCCCGAACTGCATCCCGATCAGCGCCCCGCCGATCAGCGCCGCGATCACCACCTCCGACAGCAGCCCGTGCGTCCACCAGCGATGCCGCTGGAGGTAGCGCAGCAGCGGCTCGAACACCAGCAGCGGCTTCGCGCGCCAGTGCGCCTCCGCGGCCGCGATCAGCCGCCGGCGCAGCCGCCGCGGCGGCCCCTCCATGTGGTCCGGCCACGGAGACGCCACCTCCGCCAGCCACAGCACCAGCGGCCACGCGAACCACGGGATCGACAGTCCCCACAGCACCACGCTCGCCGCGGCCGGCCCCACTCGCCGGTGCGTCACGTTGTCCGGCACGCCACACGCTCCTTCGTCGTCTCGGGTAGAGCCCGGACGATAACAGCGTGATCGGCGCGCGGCTACACCGTGACGCCACCCCGCATCCGCGGACCCGTCTTCCCGCTGCGGCCCTTCGAGCCGCGCCGCATCGTCTTCAGCGCCGAGTGATCGACGGAGTGCATCGCGCCCGGCTGCGTCCTGCGCGCCGTCGCGTAGTGGCCGCGCATCGCCAGCGACGTCTGCCGCCCCACGATCCCGTCGACCTTCAGCCCGTGCCGCTTCTGGTAGTCCATCACCGCTTGCTTCGTCTTCGAGCCGAACTTGCCGTCCGTCGTCGCGCCGACCTTGCGCTGCACCGCCCGGACATCCTCGCCCGAGCTGCCCGAGCTGATGAACCGCCCCCCCTCCCGCTGGCCCTTCGGTGCGCGCTTGCGCGTCTTCGAGCCCGAGCTACCGCTCGACGTCGACTTCTTCTTCTTCGAGCCCGCGACGCTCGCCTGCGCGTCCGCGCGCGGAGCGCTCGCCATCGGCGGCGGCCCGAACGCCTCCAGCAGCAGCCCGATCCCCTCGCCCCTCTCACCTTCGCTCACCGGCTCCTCCTTCGTGTCGACGTCGCCCGCCGGATACAGCACCTCCGCGAGCGGATGCCCCGCCAGCGACAGCAGCGCGTAGTCCTGCGCCACGCCCTCCGCGAGCGCGGCCGCGACCGGATCCAGCCGCGCCACGTCCGCCTCCGCGAGCGCCACAGACGCCCCGAGCCCGAGCTGCTGCTCCACGGCCACAAGCCGCCCGAGCGCCGCCCCCAGCGCCTCCGACACCTTCTTCGCGGCCTTGCCGTGCCACGCCGTCGAGCCCTGCCCGAGATCCTTGACGACCGCGCAACGCCGACGCGCGTGATCCGGCGACAGCCCATGCCGGATCTGATCCGCGACGCACTCCGTGAACGGCTTCGCCTTGCCCTTGTAGTGGTCGATGATCGGCCGCAGCTTCGCGACGTTCTTCGCCGGGATCTTCGTGAAGTTCGTGCCCGGCCTCGCCTGCTCGACCTCCTCTATCTTCCCCGTCGAGATCAGCCGCCGCCGCTCGCCAGCGATCCGCGACAGGTCCGCCCTCAGCTCCTCGATCCGCCGCGCCTCCCAGCCATCCTCGTCGACCGTCGACACGCCGCCACCGGGAGAGAACACCCGCGGCGGCTGGCGCTGCCGACGCGCAAGCCGCGTCGTGTAGCGCTGAAGATCACGCTTCGCTTCGGCCTCCTCGTCGTTCAGCTCGCGTAGCCGCGCCGCGACCGCCGGATCGCTGATCGCCGTCGACCCGCCCGGCGTGTCCGGCTTCGTGCTGGAGCCCGCCATCGCGAACGCCCGGATCACCGCCGACAGCGGGCCGGCCATCTCCTCGCCCTTCGCCGCGCCCGTCGCCGACGTCAGCCGGTACGTCGCGGCGCCCTGCGCCGTCTGCTGGCGCTCGACGCCGACGCCGCCACCCAAGTACAGCGCGCCACCAGACGCCAGCCGGCGCGCGGCGCGGCCCAGCGCCTCATGCGGCGCGTTCCCGGACTCCCAATATTCGAGCAGACCCGACACGCCCTTCGCAGCGTACCGGCGCACGCGACCGGATCCCTACGCCACCGCCCGCTCGACGCCGGCCGCGCGCTGCGCCGGCGTGATCCAGCCCATCGCCTCGCCGAGCACCGATAGCGCGCGCTCCTCCGGAGTCGGCTCCAGCCGCTCGAACGCGCGACGCCACCCATCCTTCGCGCTCGCGAGCGCCACCTGCCAGTTCACCCGGTCCGCGCGATCGGTAGGCCACTGCACCGCGCCCTCCGGCGGATGCGGCGTCGTGACCATCACCGTAGGCGAGCCCGTCTGCATCGCCTCGCGCCAGAACTCCTCGAACGACAAGCCCCGCCGACGCGCCGCCACCATCAGCCGCCCGAGCTGCTGATGCGGCGGATCGTACGTCGGCGCCGGCGCCACTAGCTCGCCTTCGCCTTCGCCGGCTTCAGCGCGGCCGCCGCGTCACGCACCGCCTTCGCCAACGCGTCGTCGCCGAGCCCCGGCTCGACCGCCACGATCACGAAGTCCGCCGCGTCGAGCCCGGCCTCCGCTTGCGCCTGCTGCGCCGCCGCGCCCAGCTCCGACGTCGGAGCCCGCGACAGCCGCAACCGGCCCTCCGGCACGATCCGCACACCTGCCTTCACTTCTTCACCCCCACACCGGCCATGTATGGCGCCTGCACGCTATGACCGGCATAGCCGTAGGCCCGATCGAAGTCCTCGCGCTTCGTCCCGAGCTGCACGGGATCGTCGCCACAGTAGCCGCACACGTCCGAAGGCCGCGCCTTGAAGTGCCCGCAGCTAAAGCACGGCAGCGGCTTTTTCTCTAGCCCATAGTCCAGGTCGCGATCGACCTCGCGCAGCAGCCGCGCTGTCTCCAGCCGCGCGTACTCCTCGTACGCCTCCTCTTCGGCCTGCTGCACCGTGATCTCGCCCTCCAGCAGCCGGCGACGCACCCCCGCCTTCTGGCCCCACTGCCGATCTATGAACTTCGCGAGATCCGGCCCCAACGCTACGTCCAGCGCCTTGCTCGCCTTCTTCGCCTCCAGCTCGTGCGCCCTGCGCCACGCCTCATCAGCGCCGGCCTCCGGCCCCGGATCCGCCGCGATCGACGCCCACTCGTACGCGTGCTGCTCAGCTTCGTAGCGCGCGAGCGCGTGCTCGTCGAAGCGTGGCGCCGCGTTCGGGAACGCCGGATTGCGCTTCACCTCCGCCTTCCCGCCGGCGCGGCGATGCTGCACCAGCGACAGCGCGCGGCGCGCGGCGCGCTTCAGGCCGCCATCCCCGCCGCCGGCGCCCGGATGGAAGTGCCCCGCGAACCGTCCGCCGACGCCGAACTTCTTCCCGCGACCGAACGAGTTCGGGATGTCGTGCGCGCGCTCGATCACCGCGTCGAAGCGCTCCGCCGTCGACACGCCGGCCGTCAGCATCGCGGCGCGCAACTCCGCGACCTCGATCGACCCGTACGCCTCCACGATCAGCCCGAGCGCGTCGACCGGATCGTCGAGCACGAGCGCGCCCTCCATCACGACCGCTGCGGCGCGCAGCACCGCCTTCCGGACGTCCTGCACATCCCCCGGTGCCATCAGGCCCTCCGCGACCGCCTCGCCGTACCCGAGCAGCCTGCACGGACAGCCCGCGTGTCGCGGCGGATGCACACGATCGAGCACCGCCCACGGCCAGAACTTGCCGCCCATGAACAGGCACCCCGCCGTGTGCTCCGCGACCGTTGGATCGAGCCTCCAGAACGCGCCCTGCGGCGACGACGTGCGCAGCACGATCCGGTCGATCGCAGCGAACGCACGAGCCGCCATCGCGACGTCACGCTGCCGCGCGTACCGCTGCTCGCGCCCGACGAGCCCGCGCACCGCCGCCTCACGCTGCCGCGCGTCCGGGATCGCGAGCACCGTCGTCAGCTCCCGCGTGAACCGCTCGACGCTGCGCCGCTCGAACTCCGCGCCGCGGCGCTCCTCGTCGTCGAGCACACCCTCGATCTCCGCCTCCGGCGTCACCAGCGACCGCTTCCGAAGCTGCTCGCGTAGCCACGCGCGAGCACGAGCGCGCTGCACCGCCAGGAACGACACGAGCGCCGCGAGGATCACCGCGGCCGCGGTCGCGCGCGCCGGCGCCGGCGGCTCGTCCTGCCCCTGCTGGCCCGCCGTCACCGCAAGCGCACCGCCGGCCGCGAGCGCCGCGGCGCGCCGCTGCTGCTCCGGTTGCCGCGGCGGCGCGCTCGTCGCCATCAGCTCGCGCCGTTCCCGCCCGCAGCGACCGCGAGCGCCGCGGCCGCCTCCGTCGCCGACGCCCCGACGAGGTGCGCGAACAGCGCCTCCGTCCCATCGCCGAACTCGCCCATCACGGCCCGTACGTCCTCCGGGATCCACGCCTCCATCAGCGTCTCTCGCGACTGCGTGCGCTCACCCGGCGGAGTCGACTGCTTACGCACGTTGCGCGGCTCGTCCGGCGACGGCTTCTTCCCGCCCGGCGTCGGCTTCGGCGTCGGGCCGCCGCCACCCGCCGCGCCCGGCACCGGATCGCCCGTGACCGGATCGACGACCGGCTGCGACTGCGGCCCGATGCCGCCCGGCAGCCCGTCCTCCGGGATGCACTCCTCCACCGCGTGCCCGACGTCCGCGATGCCCATCTGCTCGAACGCGAACCGCAGCAGATGTCGACGAAACGGGATGTTCACGCCGTTCGGATCGAACGACGTCCCGAGCCCCGTCACGAGCGCCGCGACCTCCGGGAGTTGCCGGCGTCCCGGGAACGGCATCACGAACTCATAGCCAAGGTCGAGCCCGGTGCGTTTCTCCATCGCCATCCGGTCTTCGGCCTCGTGCAACCGCATCTCGCCGATCGGCGCCTCGCCCGGATGCCCGTCCAGGCCGCCGAGCCGACCGGCCTTCACCGCCGCCTCGATCGCGCGATCGGTGAACCACACGAGGATCTGCCGCGCGTACTCCTGCCACGACTCGATCCGCATCGTCGCCGGCAACTCCAGCGTGCTCGCGGTCGCGAGGTTCGCGTTCCCCGCATCGCCGAGATAGTGCTGCCCAAACCCCGCCGCGGCCGCGATCGGCGCGCGCACGATCTGCGCCGTCTGCGCCATCTGCCCGGCCCCGGAGTTCAGCGACAGCGCCTCCATCCGCATCGACTCGTTCTCCGTCCACCACGACCCCGGCGACGGCGGCGCCTGCGCCCCCGGAGCGAACGCTGCCGGCCCGTCACCCTGCGGCGTGCGGCGCTCGTCGCCCAGCCGGCCGCTCGCGCCCAGCTCCGACAGATGCGACAGCACCGAGCCCGCGGCCTTCGTGACCTGCCCCGGCGTGCCCTTCAGCACCCGCTTCGCGATGAACGACGACGCGCCCTGCGCCATCACGACGTGCGATTCGGTCAGCACGTTCATCGCCTCGAAGAACCGCAGCGACCGCGCCCACGGCGGATTGCCGCGCAACTCCTCGCCCGTCTGATTGATCGCGAGATGAAAGACGACGCCTTCGGCTTGCTTGTGCGCCGGCGGCGTGATCAGCGCTTGCTCGTCGTCGCCGACGATCCCCTGCTCGCGCTCCTTCACCGCGTCGTCGTAGTTGCGCCAGTGCTTCCAGTAGCGCAGCTTCGGCCGGCCTCCTTCGAGCACATCCGTCTCGACCTTCGCCATGTCGTTCTCGAAGTCCCATTCGTAGCGACGAACACGGCACACGTACCACAGCGGCCGCAGGCGATCCTCCGGATCGGGCACGACCGCTTCGACGAGATCGGGATCCAGCCGCCCGACGCGTACCTTCCCGCCGGCGACATACAGCGTCGGGAACAGCTCGCCCGACGTCAGCAGCTCGTTCGACAGGCGCCGCTGCGCCTGAAAGCCCGTCAGCTTCTCCTCATTATTCGCGTCCGACCACGCCTCGTCGATTATCGCCTGCACCTTCGAGTCGCGCGCCGTTGGCGTCGGGATGCCCTTCCCGTACGCGAAGTCCGCCAGCAGATTCGCCTCCGCGCCGGCGAGCGGGTCGAACTTCAGCGCGATCCGCGACCGCTGCGCGATTCGACGCCGGCGCTCCGTCCCCAGCTCGGACGGCCGGCCGCCGAAGTAGTCCATGTGGTGCAGCGCCAGGTCTTCGGCCTCGCCGGCGAGCTGCACGAACTCCTGCTCGACGACCGCGGCGCGCTGAAGCGTCGCCGTCGTTCGCACCCCGATCCCGATGCGCTCCTCCGCCGCTTCCGCGAGCGCACGCAACCGCGGACGATCGAGCAGCGCCACGACCTACGGCCCCGGCGGGTCGATCACGTCCGCGCGCTGGCGCAGACCCGACGCCGCAGCATTCAGCGCCGCCGACACCGCTGACACCGAAGCGAACGCCGTCGCACACGCCGCGCACGAATCCGCCTGCGCCCTCATCACCACAGCCCCAGCTCGCCGCCCGAGCGCCGGCCGCTCCGCCGCCGCCTTGCCCGCCGCGCGAGCGGCCTGCTCGATCTGCGTGATCGCGGCCGTGATCGTGTCGCGTGCATCAGCCATAGCTGCCATCCGCCAGTAGATCGAGATCGCGGCGCGCCTGCGCCCACGGATCGGCCGCGTCCCGCGACTGCGCCCCGAACCCGCGGCCCTCGTCGAAGTGCGACACGGGCTCCGGCACCTGCTGCTCGGCCAGCATCTCGCGGCCCTCCGCGATCCGTTCTTTCTCGGCCTGCCACACCGGGCAGTAGGTGTAACTCTCGCGGCCACCAGCTTTCTCGAAGTGATCGAGCACCGGCACGTCCGCCTCCGCGCAGCACATCCGCTCGATCGTGCTCGGATCGCTCTTCGCCGTCAGCAGCACACCATCAGAGCCGTCACGCGCCATCGCGTGCTGCGCCGGCGTCAGGCCCGAGCCCTGCTCGCGATCCCGGTCCTGCTCCATCACGCGGCAGATCACGCCCGCGTTCGCCGGCATCGCGCCCGCGATCGGCACCGCCGCCGGGCACACGACCCGAAGCATCACCGCGAGCGGCTTTCTACGCGTCAGCGTTGCCATCGCAGCGAAGCGTACCTCCACCCGCAGCACGATCCCGAAGATGCGGACGGCCCGCGCCGCCTCCGGAGGTAGGGGGAGGAGAGGCAACGCGAGCCGTTCGCAGGGGAGGTGAGCGCGATGCGCTCGTGTGCTGTGACGCGCCCGATCCTACCCGATCTGACGCACATGAATACGGCCGGCACCCCGCGGCCCAACCTTCAGCCGCACCTGCCGCGCCGTCGTCGCCGTCAGGTCAAACTCGCGCCCCACGACGAACGGGCCACGGTCGATGACTCGCACCGTCGAGCAGCGTGACGCGCAGATCCGCAGCTTCGTCCCGCAGTCCAGCGTCTTGTGCGCCACGCCACGCGTCCACGTGTGCAGCACGCCGCCGCAGCCCAGCACGTTCCCCCACAGCCCCGGCCCATACCAGCTCGCCCACGTCGGTCGGAACTCCGCCGCGTCAGCGCTCGACGCCCCGGACGTCAACGCCACCGCCGGCACCACAACCGCCAACGCACACCGCTTCACCCTAGACACGCCCTATCTCCTTCGCTCGCTTACGCGCTCGACGAGCCGCGACGAGCACGCGATGGCGCTCCTCCGCGGCCGATGTGTCGAGAAAGCGCGCCAGCCACTCCGCCGGCGCCTCCTGCCCGTGCGGCACCCACAGCTCCGCCGGGATCGGGCATCGCAGCGGCCACCCGTAGTCACGACCAGCCTGCCGCCAATGCGTTTCTGTGATTGAAGGGCTAGACATCTTCCCTCCCGAATGCGGCGGCCACAGCCGCCTCCACGCGATCTCGCAGGTCTTGTCTCTCCTCTGAGTCGTACTCGTCCGGCCCCGCGTCGATGAACGCTTCCGTCGCGCGCCACATAGCCTCGTCGTCGCGGAGCAGCCCGTCGCCGACCGCACCTATCAGCTCGCCGAAGAGATGCCCCGAAAGCGCCTTGTCTGTGCCGTTCTCCCGATCCGCGACGATCGCGCGATCCGCGATCACGCCTACCGACCAACCCCACGCGACCACCACGTCGACCACGGCCTTTCGCGCCAGATCGAGCATCACCGCCACCTCCACTCGCGGCCCGCCACGCGAGCATCCACGCCCACTGCGGCCGCTGCCACCAGCGCCACTGGAATCACGCTGCTACCTCCTCGTGTGCCATCACGTCGAGCACGGGCCACCCGCGCTCGGCCTCAATCCGATCGGCGTCCTCCAACTCGCCGTTGCCACGCTTGTACTCCGCGAACCGTGCGCGCTCCGCGAGCGCCCACCGCTTCTGCGCGAGATGCAGCAGCCCGAGATCGTTGCGGACCGTCTCCCACTCGCGCCGCAGCATCGCCAGCTCGCGGCCCTCCTCCTCGTTCCGGACGCGCCGGATGACCTGCCCGCGCTGGCCCATCCTGTACGCGATCCGGACGGCCGCGACCGCATCGAACGCCGCGTCGTGCGCACCGTCCAGCACCGCGCCGTAGACCACGCACATGCCCTCCAGCGTCCGCGTCGACATGATCCCTCGCGCCGCGGCCTGCTCCGGCGACACGCCGTAGGGATAGCTCTTCCGGTAGCGATCCAGCCACTTGTCCGCCACGTGCGGATCGACGACCTGATCACCGATCACTAGCGGCTCCAGTCCGTGCCGACGCGCCTCGCGATGCGCGACCGTCAGGTCATACCGCGCGTTGAAGACCACCAGCGGCAGCCCGGCGCGCAGCGGCGGCCCGAGCGCGCCGAGGATCGCCTCCACGACCTCCCCAGCCGGCCGGCCGTCACGCCGCGCGATCTCCGTCGTGATGCCATGCACCGCCGCGGCCTCCTCCGGGATCTCGACACCGGGATCGGCCAGCAGCGTCAGCGTCTTCGTCGGCTTCCCGCCACCGCACAGCACGATCGCCGCCGACACGATCCGCGCCTCCTCCGGCAGCGGGCTCGTCGTCTCCAAATCGAAGCCGACCATCCGGCCCTGCCACCACGGCGTCACGCGTCCTCACCTCGCGCGAGCTTCCGCAACCGTGCCGCGCGCGCCGGCCCCGTCTCCGCGATGCGAGCACCAGGCGCCGGGATCCGCCCACGGTTACGGCCCGTCCGCCCACGCGCCGCACGCTCGAAGCGCTTCAGCTCGCGAAGCGACAGGCCCGAGCCCGGCTCGACGTTCACGACACCACCGCCACGACCGGCTCGACGAGCCCGCGCCCGAACGGATCCGTCAACGCGAACGTCTGCCCGCACGCCACGCGACGCAGCAGACGGATGTCCGGCGCGTCCGGATGCTCCGACTCGCGCCCGAGATCGACCGCTTCGTCGCCGGCACGCCACGCCCCGTATTCGTCGTCAGCGACGAAGCGCACCGTCTTCGTCGCCGCGTGCAGCGCCACGATCGCCTCGGCCCGCGTGTCATAGCAGCCGTCCGCGTGCGGCAGTGCCGGCGCGTCAGAGTCCTTCGGCCTCGCCTTCCACCCCCGCGTCACGTACACGCGCCGCAGGTTGTACCGGCGCTCCCACTTGTAGACCTCGCCGAGCGGGCGCCCGTCGAGCGCCACGCTGTAGCGGCCGATCCCCTGCGCCGGATCCACCTCGAACGCGATCGTCTTCCCGTCGACACCGACCTTCAGCCTCACGGCTCAGCCCTCCCGATCTCGCGCAGCGCGAGCGTGATCTCCTCGTCGAGACGCCACGTCGCCTGCCCCGCGTTCAGCACACGCACGCCGTACAACTCGCGCATGGCCCTGATGTACGTCGAGCGCCACGTGCGCCCGTGATGCTCGTCCGGGCAGGCGCAGTGCGCCGCCTCGTGCACCACGATCGCCTCCAGCCACTCGCGCCCGAGCCCCGGCGCGACCGTCAGCACGATCTCGCCGCGATGCGTCTTCGCGTGCCCGGAGATCGCGTCGCGCTCGCGGCCGCTCCCCGGCCGTGCCGCGCGAGCTGCCCGGCCACGCTCGCGATCGCCGCGGCGCACCTTCACCTGCGGCAGCATGAGCCCGTTGCGATAGCCCGAGTCCTTCGCCGCGTCGCGCAGCGTCTTCGACCGCCACGCCTGCGCCAGCAACTCGCCGACGTCGAGCGTCACCACGCCCACGTCGCCGTAGTCGAGCACCGTGACCCTCAGCGCCGCGGCGCGCGCCTGCCGATCACGCTCGCGCTCGAACGCCGCGCGCGCCTCCCGCGCCGTCTTCCGCGCGACCCGCTGCGCTTCGAGCACCGGCGCGACACGCGCCACCAGCCGCGACGACCCCGCCGAGCACGGCAGGCAATAGCGCACCGTCGCGTCCTTCGGCGGCCTCGTCGACCCGAGCACCGCGGGATGCTCACCGTTCGGGCACTCCCATCGCACGCGCCTAGAACGGGTCATTGCCGCCCCGAATCGCGTCGTCGGACATCGGCTCCCACTCCACGCGCCACGACTGCACGCTCTTCGCGCCCGACAGCGCCCGGTAGAACTCCATCACCGGATCGCCCTCGCCCGGCGGAATCTCCTCCTTCACCACACGCGGTGTCGACTGCCGGCAGCAGCGACCACTACCGCCGATCGCACCGTCGCACACGAGCCCGAACACCGGACACGCGTTGCCCATCAGCGACGGCGCCGGCGTGTGCTCGTCCGCTCGATCGCGGGCCGCCTCCTCGCGCTCCTCGCGCTCCTCGCGCTCGGCCTCGTCGTCGCGCTGCTCCGCAGTCGGATCATCCATCTCGTCGTACGGCCACATCAGACGCGCGCCAGCTTGAAGATCGCGGCCTGCGCGCCAGCAGTCCCCAGCGTCTCGCCGCGCCGGCGAAACGAGAACGACTCGCCGCGCTGCGCCTTGTAGAGCAGCCGGCCCTGCACCGTCAGCACGATCTCGTACGGCGCGCCCTTCGCCGACTCGCGGTTCGCGCGCCACCGCGCCTGCTCCGTGTCACCTCGTGCGCTGATCTTCGCCATACCTGCCTCCTTCAACTCGGGTACGACACATGATAACACGATGATCAACCCGAACGCGAACGGGCCGCCCCGAAGGACGGCCCGTCAGCCCGGCAGAACGACGTGCTCGCGCTACTTGCCGTGCACCCGCCGGAACTCGCGGATGCCCGCCATCGCCTGATCGTGATTCGGCCACGTCCCGATGTTCATCTGCATCCCATCGACCACGCACACCGCGTACACGCCGACGCGATGCCCCGCCGCGTCATAGCCATCACCCGTCGCACACGACGAAATGACGTGCTTCACCGGACCGGCCTGCGCCGGCGGAGCCGCAGGCGCCGGCGGAACGACCGCCGGCGGAGCGACAGCCGGCAACGCCGGAGGTGGCGCCGGCGCTGGCGCAACCGCGCCAGGCAAGCTGCCGAGAACCGACGCCGGCGTCGGGAGCTTCTTCGCCACGTTCACACCGAAGAACGCCAGCAGCAGCGACACCAGCGTCAGCAGCCGCTTCATCCGCTGCAACACACGAGCCATACCCACCTCTTCCCTCTATGGATTGCCGTCGCCGATCAGCGACGGATGAGACGCACCAGCTCGTCACGCTGGCGCTCCGACAAGCCGCCGACCGTCTTCGACGGAGAGATGCGGCACTGCGTCAGGATCTTGTTCACCTTCACACGCCCGTACTTCGGCGTGGCGAGCACGAGATCAAACAGCTTCATCGTGTCGATGTACTCCGGCGGCTCCGCGATCAGGTCAACCACGACCACCCGTCCGGCCTTCAGATCCTTCTTCAGCGTCGCTCGACGCACCCGCACGATGTTCGCGCGATTCAACGCGTCGAGCCGCTGCGCGAGCGACCGCTCGAACGTCCCGTCGTGCTCCAGCGTTGCCGTGCTCATTCCCTACTCCCTTCGTCGTGTCCAACTGCATCAGCCTGTTTGCGCCACGCCTCGAAGTGCTCGAAGTCGAAGCCCTGCACCCCCGCGAGCAGCCCCGCGACGAGATACGCCGCGACGTCATCCACCACCCTGGGATCCAGCCGGTTCGCGCGCACAATCACCTGCGCACCCATCTCCGCCGCCACGACCACCGGCGCCCACAGCAGCGGATGAATCTCGCCGGCCTCGCCGGAACGCTCGGCCTCGCGCACGATGTTGTAGACGCGCTGCGCGAGCGCGGCCGCCTCGTCATCCTGCTCCTGCCATGCACGCCGCGCAGCTCGCACCGCAGCGTTCGTGACGCCGGCAGCTCTAGATCGCCGGCCCACCACGCGCCTCCTTCAGCAGCCACGCGTGCAGCGCCGCGATGCCATGCGCAGGGCAGACCGGCTCGACGTCCCACCGCTTGCGCTCGCGCAGCCGGCTCGCATCGGCCCCACACAGACCGCACGCCGCGACGATCAGCCACTCCTCCGGCGCCAGCACCTCCGGCGACCGCCACCCGCACAGCGGGCAGAACAGCCCGATCACCGGCGCGGCAGGTTGCGGATCGCAGATGCAGCCGATCGCGCGGCCCTCCGCCGAGCCCGGCTCCGTCGCTGTCGGGTCGATCACCACCGCCGCGCCCTCCACCCGTGCCATCGCCCCCGCAGCGACGCCCACGGGTGCCGCACGGCCAGCCACCACGTCGGCAGATGCGGCAGCGGCGGCGGAGTCCACGAGATCGGCGCGTCGGGCAGATCAGCGATCTCGCGCAGCTCGTCATCGGTCACAAACCCGCCGCGGAAACGCATGATCTCCACGGGTGCGAATGGCGCCGGCATCTCTATCCCAGACTTCGGCGGCGCATTCCAGAGCGCCGCCGCCTTCCCGGACCCCAGCAGCCCCGCGAGCGCGTTCTCCGCGCGGCGCTCCTGATGCCGTGCGGACACGAACTCGAACACCTGCCGGGCGAACTCGTCGTCGACTTCAAGCGCCCGCAGCGTGCCCGCGCGCGTCCCGTTCCGCCGCGCCATCTCCTCCTCCGCGGCCGCGCTCTGGCGCTCCGCTGCGTGCCGCCCCACGACGTACGCCCGAGCGCGTGCCATCACATCCTCGCCCGACTCCCGCCACGGGCCGCCATCAGCGAACGCCGCCACCGTCGAGTCCATCACGCCCTCCTCTCGCCCAGCCCGAGCGGCCACGCCGCCGGATCGAAGTCGCCAAGCGGCGCGTAGCCGATCTCCGCATCGCCGAGCGACACCGCCGGCGCGTGCAGCCCCGTCACCGGATTCGACGCAAACGCCATCGCGTACAGGTACTCCGCCAGCCCCTCACGCGTCATCGCTGCCGGCGACGTCCGCCGGTAGCGTCGCAGCGTCTCGCTTCGATCGGCGCCCTCCGCCTCCACCGTCTTCGCGATGTGCCCGAACTTCGCCAACTCGCGCTGCACGAGCGTCAGCGCACCCGCGCACTCCGGCGTCGCCTGCGACGCCGCGGTCTTCTCGTACCCCTCGAACTCCGCCATCCGTGGATCACGCGGATGGCATGTCATCCGCTCACCGGCCTTTAGCCCGGTCCACAGACGCCGCAGATTCGTCTTCGTGTAGAAGCCGTGCGGATGCGGCGTCCCCTGATTGGCGCGTCGCCACGGACACACCGCGCACGGCCGCCCGGTCGACGACACCGCCTTCTCGCACGTCGCCGAGCCCGTCATGGCCTCCGACCTCCCATCACGTAGTCCCAACGGTCGATCGGGATCAGCACCTTCAGCTTCGCGGCCTCCATCGCCTCGAACAGCTCCGGTGCGAAGAACCGCGACAGCACGCCCGGACCCTCGCCGTCCACGACCGGCAGATGCGCCAACCAATGCGCCTGCGCGTGACCGATCAGCAGCCACCCGTCCTCGCCGTCGTCGCCCTCGCCGTAGAACTCCTCCGGCAGCCCGAGCAGCCCCGCGAAGTAGTCGACCGACGACACCTTCAGCTCGATCTCCGCGTCGTCGCAGTCCGGCGGCGGGCCGCTGCTGCCCTGTGACCGCATCCCGCCCACGTCGTACTCGTCAGCCGGGCCGATCCACAGCGGCCACATCTCGTCGAGCGTGAACGCGAACCGCGTCGGGTCGCACACCTGCCCGTCCGCCAACTCCACCCACGAGTGCTGCACCGGCCGCTCGTGAAACAGCGCGCCCGGCTTCGTGCGCCCGATGAAGTAGCCGCGGCGGAGCGCTGCGCCCTCCACGCCCATCTCCTCCAGCTCAGCCACGAGCGCGAACGCGGCCTCGTGACACCGGCCCGCCCATGCCGCCGGCGGGCCGCCCATCCGCTTCACGAGCGCGTCCTGCGACGCCAGCGATACCGCGAACTTCGCGTCCATCTTCGACGACGCCATCAGCCCTCGCCTCCCGCCCCGATCTCGACGTCCGTCACCGCGACGCCCTGCGTGATCTCGCTGATCGCCGAGCCCTTCGCCAGCGCCTCCACGCCGCCCGTCAGCCCGTCACCGTGACGCGCGACCTCCTCCATGAACAGGCCTATCGCCTGCTCCGCGACGTCCACCGGGTCGATGCGCTTCAGCCACCGCAGCAGATCCGCGGCAGCGAACACCGCACCCCCGCCCGCCAGTTCGACCTTCGGCGCGCCCAGCCGCTCAAAGATCGCGCGTAGCTCGTCCTGCACCGCGTAGCGCGCCTCACGCTGCGCCTGCATCGCGTCGTCGTCGTTCACGCAGCCCGTGAATGCGCCCCACGGCCGCAGCACGTCGCGGGACTGCACCTCGAACTCGAACCCGGGCTCGCGCGCCATGAACGCGCCCGGGCACCCGTTCGTGCCCTCGATCGTGCGGATCGGTGCCTCCAGCCGGCACCGCACGCCATCGTTCCGCGCCTTGTCACTGCTGTAGCGGCTGCGGCGCTCCAGGCCCACGGCCAGCACCGTCGCCTTCACGACCGGCGATGCGCTGTAGCGGCTCGTGTGCGCCTCGCCCGCCGGGAACTCCACCGCGTGAAGCTCGCCGATCGCCATCTCGCTCTTCTGCATGGCCCCTCCAATGTCGCAAACTCGGGTAGACGCCGCACGATAGCGCAGTTATCACCCCGTCTGCAACCGGACCCCGCCGAACTCCGCCAGCAGCGCCACGCACAGCGCGCCGCCATCGCAACGCCACTCCGGCCCGAGCACCATCGCGCCGGCGATCCTCCTCGAACTCACGAGCACGATCCGCAACTCGTGCTCGCCCGGATGCGCCTTCGCGATGGCCTTGATCTGATCGAGCGCGGCCGGCTCCACACTCGCCGGTATCTGCACCTCGATCATCGCCGGCGCCCGCGAAGCCGACGCTCCACCTCGTCGAGCGCGCGTGCTGTGCGCCTCATGCTGATCTCCGTGTACGCCAGCAGGACGACCTCCACGCCCAGCAGCGCAAGCGTCGCGGCGAGCAGCGGCGTCATCCGCTCGTCCCTGTAGGCGCGAGCAGCCCCTCCAGCGGATCGTCTGCCGGCGGCCGCAGATGAATCGGATCGGTCGGTCGGCGCCCGCATCCCGCGCGAGCGCACCCGTCCGGCAGCCACCGCTTCCGGATCCGGACCTCGCCGGCCGACGTCGGCGGCAGCGCCTCGCTCGCGACCCCCGGCGTCGGCTTCACGTAGTAGTGCGGCGCCAGTTCCGTCATCGCCTGAAGAGCCCGAGCAGCGCCCCGTCGATCCGCCCGAGCGCGTACGCCGCCGGCGCGATGAACACCACGCGCCAGTCGCCGACCTCCCATCCGACCGCGCCAACCCACAGGCCCAGCCCGAGCCATGCGCTCACCCGCGGGAACGGCCAACGCGCGCTCATTCGCCGAACGCCGCCGTCGTCCCGTCGAGCGGCAACTGCACCCGCGTCACGCCATCCACCGCCAGCTCCTCGCCGCCCTCGAACGTCGCGATGAGCGTGCTCATCTGCCGCCCCTCATCACCGCGCAGCTTCGTCAGCCGCGCCTCGCGGATCGGATCGCGCAGCAGCGACTCGACACGCTTCGTACGGACCCTGCCCGTCGTGTCCGTCACGCGCACCGCCCGGCCCGTCGACATCGACCACCGCAGCTCGTGCGCGATGATGCTCGGGTTCCGCGGCGCCGTCCCACGACGCCGGTTCGTCGTCCACTGCGCCATCAGCTCGCGTCCGCCGCAGCGATCGTCTCGCGGAACGCCCGGAACTGCCGACGCATCCGCCCCTGCACCCGCTCGACCGCCTCGTCGAGCTGGCGCTGCGCACGATCGGCGTTCACGTTCGCGTCGCCCGTCGTCACCACCATCTCGCCCTCCTCCGCACCCAGAATCGGCAGCCCGTCATCAGACATCACGGACAGCCGCACGTAGACCTGCATCAGCCCCGCCCCGCCCGCCGCTGCTCCTTCAGCAGCGACACCACACGCTTCGCTGCCGACCCGACGTTCTCGCGCCTGATCGGCCCATGCGCGTCGATCGTCATCTTCAGCGCCGACGCCACCGCACGCTCCACCGCCGGCCGATCAAACGGCGCCAGCGACTCGCGTGCACGATCGACGACGGGATCGGGCGCGGCAAGCCCGACGCCCGTACAACGCGCCATCGCCGCCTCGATCGTGCGCCACTCCCACGGCGTCCACCCACTGTCGATGTAGGCCACCGGCCCCGCAAGCGTCCCCACCTGCCGCGTCGCCCGCGCCATCAGTCCTCTTCGCCCTTCGGCCGACGCAAGTTCTCGACGACCGTGAACGTCCCTTCTTCCACCCACGCCGCCGACGTCCGGTCCTTCGGGTCGAGCTTTGCGCCCCACAATGACAGCCGCCGCGCGACCCGCAACCTCGCGTGCCACCACCACGGCGCGCCCCACTCCATCGCACGCCGCTTCTGCTCAGCCGTGTGGTCCTCATGGCGGCGCCGCATCCGCGCGTTGAAATCCGCATCCGGCTTCAGATCACGAGCGCCATACACCTCAAACCGCCACCACGCCTGCACACGGCCCGACACGATCAGCGACCGCAGCGCCAGCCGGTCATGCAGCATCCCCACGACCCCTGCGTCGATGTTGCAGTAGATCCCATCGAACGTCGCGCGATCGACGGCCAACGTCTCCTCCTCCGGCAACCATCCGATCGATTCGACGTGCTCGGCCAGCCACGCCAACGCGTCCGCTGGCGTCTGCGTATGCGCCGTGATCGCGACGAACGCGTGCTCGCCCTCTTCGTCTGTGTCCGCCTCCGGCGTCTGCTCGAACTTCCACCCCTCACGCACCGGCACCTACACCACCTCCAGTCGAAACGGCCGCTCGCCGGCCTCCGCCACACCGGCCTTCACGATCGCGCCGAGCGTGCCCTCGTCGAGCACGTCCGCGATGGCCTTCGTCAGCTTCACCGTCGTCTCCTGCGACGCCAGCAGGTCCGCGAACGGCCGGCGCGCCTCCCGCGCGAGGTGTGCGCCCGCCGGCGGCCGCTCCGAGCCCGGCAGAGTCATCGGCTCGCCGGCCTCCACCGCAGCGCGCTCCACCTCCTCCTCGTCGAGCGCGTCGCGTTCCTCGCGCTCGCCCTCCGTGATCAACTCGAAGACGTCCGGCGTGACCTCCGTAATCTCGCCAGCCTCACGCAGCGATGCGAGCGCCGCCTCCAGATCACCCGCGCCCAACGCGCACGCCGCCTGCAACTGCGCCCGCGAACACGCCTCACCCACATCCGTTGCGCGGCGCAACTCCTCGCGCACGAGCTTCGCGTGCGCGTCGCGCTGGCCCGCCAGCCACACCTGCCCCTCCTCACGCGAACGCGCGTCCTTCACGTGCTGCGCCACATCGTCAGCCACCACCCTCACCCACCCTTCGCTTCGTCTGTCAGCGCATACACGCGCTGCTGCACCCACCTCGCCGCGTCACTGCCCGCCCACCACACTTCATCCGCGGCCTCGTTGATCGCCTGCACGAAGTACGGAGACATCCGCAGCCTGTCGTCGAAGAGCCCCAGGAACTCCACCATCGCCGGCGTGAACTCGTCACCGTCACGCGGCAGCAACACCCCGTCGACCGTGCCATACGACCCGAGCTTCACCGGCATCACGAGCAGCGGATTCCGCTCGGGCTCGACGTCCTCCTCCGGCTCCTCCGGCACGACCACCATCCGGACCGGGCTCGTCGGCAGCGGCTCGCGGCCCGCCTCGATCGCGTCGGCCTGCGCGTCCAGCGTGCGCGCCATCGACACCGCGAGATCCGCCTGCGTGCGCAGCGTCGTCGCTTGCATCCGCAGCGCGCCGGCGAGCACCGCTCGCGCGCTCGCGTCGATCCGCTCGTCGAGCGCGCGGACATCCTCCGGATCGAGCGTCACGAGCGCTCACCGTAAAGCACGCGTCGGTTCCGGGCCGCGCGCACGAAGAACGGTATGTCCCCCGCCAACGCGCCCACCACGACCAACAGCACCACCGTCTTTCTCGTCATCACATCCTCCTCGGAACTCGGGTCAGCCCGAGAGGATAACCCGATGATCGACGCTCGACTAGCCCTTCGTGTCGGGCGAGTCGCGTAGCGCGGCCTCTGCCTGCTCGATCGCGGCGTCGAGCGTGTCGGCGCCCACCGGCGGCTCACCCGAGCACCACACGTTCTCGATCATCCGCACCGCGTCGGCGCCCTCGCGCGCCTTCGCCGCGAAGTCGCAGTCGTTCGCGCCGTTGCACGCCGAGAGCCGCTGCACGTCCGCTGTCGGCCGGCCGTCCTCGTTACGCACGATGTCGATCCGCGTGAACTCGAAGCCAACGCCGATCCGGCCGCCGCAGCCACCGCAGCGCAGCCCGAGCTGCTGCTCCGCCTGCCGGCGCAACTTGTCCGCCGCCGCGCCCATCAGCTCACCGCGACCGCCGAGATCGACCGCGTTGCGCGCGAGCGCCGCGAGCCGCCGGCGCTCCTCCTGCCCATTCAGCCCCGGCTTCGCCATCACGCCGGCCTCGCCGGCGTCGACAGCCCGTCGTGACGACGTGCCTCCGCGTCGACCCCGCGATTCACGAGCGCGGCCGCGACCGACCTCGCAGACGCCTCGTCCAAGCGCTCCGCGAGCCCCTGCCGCACCGGCCCGGACACGCCGCACTCCTGCACCTTCGCCCACGCCACGGGATCCGGCGAATCATCCACGTGCACCGCCCACTCGTCGCGCGCGACGCCCTTCAGCTCGTCGTCCGTGAACCCGAGCGCGCCCGGCTCCGCCGGCGTGTCGCGCATCACGGCGATGCAGTCGTTCACCATCGCCACGTCGCCCTCGCAGACCTCCATCAGCCCCGCCCGCACCTGATGCTCCGTGAACGTCGCGCCCATCAGCTCCTCCTATCTACGCCGGCACCATCGGCATCTTCGCCTTCGCGCCGAAGTTTCGCGGATCGAGCAGCCCACCGATCGCGTACACCGCACGGCCGCGCAGCCCGTCCTCCTCGTGCTCGTCACGCTCGACGAACTCCTCCTGCTTGCGATAGCGCTCGACGGCCGTGGGCATCCCATCCTCGTCCGGCGTCCAGTACGACACGTGCACCCTCCCGCGCTGGCACTTCGCCGTGCCGCAGTGCATCCCCTTCACGCACACGCCGACGAAGATCACCGGCGGCGGCGGATGCTTGCCGTCGTCGACCCACATCATCCCCGGCGCCCCGTCAAAGCCGCCGCCCGCGACCTGAATGTCGTACGGAATCATGCGACCCGCCGCATCTCCGCCGCGTCGTGACGCTTGCAGCCCTCCTCGTGAGGCGATCCCTTGAAGCACCCGCAGCGCGCGCGCCGGAACGTACGCCGGCGCGGCGGGATGCCGTCCTGGCGCTCGATCTCGTCCCACCCTGCCTTCAGGGCAGGCCCGCCGATCGCGGCGGCCAGCAGGTCCAACTTCGCTTCGAGTCGCCGCAGCGACTCGCGATCTCGATCAGTGAACTCGGGCATGAACGGCATCGTATCCACGGAGCCCGACGCTCGCCTACCATCCCCAAGCCCGCCGGCGGGAACGCCGGCGGGGCAGTCATTCGCCCCGCGCGAGAAAGTGCCACAGCGCCGACATAGCATCACCGAACTCGTCGGCCTCGCCCTCCACACGCTCCGCGCGCCACCACCCCCGCCACGCCCACCGCTCGCCGAGCGTCGGCGCGACGACGCCGCCCTGCTCGCGCGTGCCCCACCTCGCCGCCTGCGGCTTCCCCCACGCCACCGGCTCCGCTACCTCCTCAGTCGCCACGACCCCCATTCAACCCCGAAGGCGGCCGGTAGTCCAGTGCCGCGACGCATCCCGCGGCCGCGACGCACACATCCATCCACGCCGCCCGGATCGCCGGCTCGTCGGCTCGGCCCTCCGCGACCGTCACCTGCCGCAACCGCATCGCCACGAGCGCGCGGCCGCCCATGATGTCACCCTCGATCAGCAGCTCGCGGACCTGTCCCGCAATCGTATCCGCGACCTCGCCGGCGACACGCTCGCGAGTTTCGCGCGCGGCCTCCGTCGCTCGTGCGTACTCCTCTCGATCACGACTCGTCGCGCGCTGCCCCGGCCTCCGCGGCACTGTCATCCTCGGCCGCCTATCCAACGCACCCACGGCGCCAGCCGCCGCCACGGTCGCGAGCGACACACACGACAGCCGTTGCTACCCGCCTTCGTCGTGATCGGCGCCGTCCCGGCGTACATCCACCACTCCTCGCCGCACGCCGGACACTCCGCCCAATTCGAGCGCTTCACCGTGCCCTCCTCATTCGTAGCCCCGAAGACCCGGCCGCCAACTCTCCGCCGAACCATAGTCCGACAGCCGCACCCGCCGAAAGCCCATCTCCTCGTCCGGGACATGCTGGCCGCGCGCCTGCGCGAGTTGCGCCTGCGACCGGATGAACATCCGCCACAACTCCGTCGCCACGAGCGCGTACACCGCCGCGTGCCCATAGTCGTCGCCGTCCGTGCCCGTCGTGACGTACTCGCGCTCCGGCAACCCCTTCGTGTTCAGGATCGTGCGCCGGTGCAGACTCTTCATCTGCGCCATCCAGCCGGCCGGCGGCGTCCGCAACGGCCGCGAGCGCACCTGCCGAATCGCATCCATCATCCCGTCGATCGCGTCCGTCCGATTCACCCGCACCTTCAGCGGCATCCCCTCCGGATCGGCCTCGAACTTCAGCGGCTCCGACAGCCACCTATGGTCGTACTCGACGAGCACCACACGGCCCGGGAACGTCGCGCGCAGCGCCTTCGCCATCCGCCGCTCCGGGTTCGAGTCGATTGCGCACACGTGCACCCGGAACAGCTCCATCAGCCGCACGACCTCCTCGAACGTCGCGCACCGCCCGATCCAGAGCGCCTGCCGCGGATTCGGTACCCCCTCGATCTCCGCCGGTAGCTGCTCGTCGATCCACACGTTCAGGTCACGCTCGCCGGCGACGTCGACACCCATCGTCGTCGGGTTCGGCCCGTAGTACGCATCCAGGCGATTGATCCCGAACGAGCACGCGCGCATCAGCACGTCATCGGTCAGCGACGACTCGCCCGACGCGTACGGGCGCCCGAGATCGAGCGCGGAGAACAGCTCGCGTTCGATGTCCTTCGTCGACCGTGACGCCCGCACCATCTCGACGAGATCCGTCACGGGCACCATCCCGCGCCACACGTGAAAGCCGATCAGCGACGCGCCCGGCCGCTGCGCGATCCATCGGCCCTTGCGCAGCACCCCGTCGCGCTTGCCCGGCCCGGAGTCCTCGAACGACGCCTCGCACGACCGGCACTGCCGCCACACCGCGTCGATCGCCTTGCGATCGTCGTGCGCGTCCGAGCCCGGCCGCATCACCCGCAGCGGCAGCGACGCGTCGCCGTGCTCCTGGCCCTCGCGCTCGCCCTCGTGAAACCCCGGCGTCGTCCACCGCACGTTCTCTTCCCACGTGATCGGCTGCTCGTCGCCGCAGCGATCACAGACGACGTGCCACACGCGCATGTCCGACTGCTGCCACAGCAGGTCGATCCCGTCGTTCGGGATCAGCGGATAGCCGGCGTGACGAACCTTCGGCGTCTTCCCGAGCTGCCGGGCGCCCGACACGCGCCGCATGATCATCGGCAGGTTCGACTGATCGAGCAGGTCGCGCTCGTCGAGAAAGAGAAACTGAGCCGCGACGGACTGCGCGCCGGCCTTCGAGTTCGAGCCGCGCATATGCAGGAACGCCCGGCCGATGCGCTTCAGATGCTTGTTCCGCACCCACTTCGGCCGGATCCGCGACTGGAGATAAGGGCTCTCCTCGATCGCGGGCTCGACGCGCTCGTCGCCGAACTTCTCGACCACCTCGTCTGTCGGCATCACGTACAGGCCCGTGTCGCCGAACTGATCGACCTGCCGGATGCACCACCGCACCCCCATCCCGCTCGCGCCGACCTGCGCGCCCTTCGCGAACACGACCTCTTCGGCGTCCGCTACCTCGTCGGCATACCACCCGACCTGAAACGGGAAGTCCTCGAACCGCAGCGCGCCCACGCCGGGCTCGGGCATCAGCTCCGCGTACTCCATCATCGACCGACGCTCGACGGCGCGTTCCTCCTCGCCGAGCTGCCACTCGCCGTCGACCGCTGCCGCGAAGTCGAATCCATCCTCCCGCCGCGCCCGCCGCGGCCGTACCCGAGTAGCCACGCCCGCCAGATTAGACGGAGCAGTCTGCCTCCGTGGACACTTCTATGGCCGCATCTATGGGCACGTGTAGTGCCGATCGCCGTCCGGGTCCGTCGCGATGCCCGGCGTTAGTCCACCCAGCAGCCCATTCGGACAAGCCGTCTCGACGTCAATCGGCGCCTCCCCCGCCGGCCCCTGCTCTCCCCTATCTCCCTTGTCGCCCTTATCTCCCTTGTCGCCCTTCGGCCCCTGATCGCCCTGCGGCCCGCGCTCCGGCGGCTGCCTGTCCGGACGATCCGGGCGCGGCGGTAGCTCACTCGGAGGTGGACGCACCGGCCGCTGCTGCGCCACCGCGTCATCGCCCGGATCGCCCTTGTCGCCCTTGTCGCCCTTCGGCCCCTGCCCACCGGGCAACCCCTGCGGCCCACGGCCACCCGTCGCACCCGTCGCACCTCGATCGCCCTTGTCGCCCTTCGCGCCCTGCACACCAGCCACCCCCCGCTTGCCCTGCGCACCAGCCGCTCCGGCGCGCCCCGCGCGCCCCTCCTTCGCCGCCTGAATGTTCAGGCATCGCGTCGCCGCGCTCCGCGTCTTGGACTCCGTGAGACACCGCAGCGTCACCGAGTTCGACGAGCTGCGCTTCTCCGCCGACTCCGCCGTCGAGTTCGCATCCTGTGCCCGACAGCCATTGATCACGATCGAAGTGCCCGCGAGCATGAACGTCACAGCGCCCAGCGTCAAAATCAGGCGAATGACGCTCGCTTGCCGATCAAGCCGATGACACACGACGTCGAGCGTCTTCCCCACCACCTCTATCGGATTCTGCTCCTCGCTCACACGCTGTCACCTCGCCGTCGCTGCTCGTACTCCGCCAGCTCTACCCGGAGTTGCGCAACCTGCCCCGCCAGCCGCTCATTTGCCTGCCGCGCAGCTTCCACTTCGCTATGCAACGCCGCGACCTCGCTCCGCAACGCATCGCGCTCCGCCTTCGTCTCGTCGCGTTCCCGCTGCGCCGCATCACGCTCCTTCTCCGCCCGCGACAGCGCGTCCTTCAAGCGCTCATAGACGGAGTTCATGTCGTCGAGCACGCTTGCCTGCTGCGAAACGATCTTGCCCGTCTCCTCGCGGTTGTAGCGCAGCGCAAGAAACACGACGCCGGCCAGCACCACAACCGGACCCGTGAACGTCGTCAGCGCCGCAAGATCGAGCGTTGCGAGCATCACCGCATCCTCGAAGCGCGTACCTCGAATGCGCCCTCCCACGCCCCACGTGCCGCCGGCGCGCCACCCGAGATCCCGTACACCAGCCACCGGCCCGGCAGATCAGCCGGCGTCACCGCACGGTACAGCCCCAACTCCTCGCGCTCCGCCGTCAGCACCCGCGTCGCCGGGACCGACGCGCCCTGCACCGGCGGATCGACACGCACGATCACGGGCTCCTCCGGATCCATCGGCGCACGCGTCCGCGGGTCACGGAACGTCAACCACAACGTGACGCCCTCCCCCTCTATGAACTTCGGGATGCTCACGCCGTGATCTCTCCCGTGGCGTCTGTCGACGGTAGAACCACGCCGACAGTACCGATCGACGCGCCCACATACCCCTCCACGATCAGCGACCGCTCGACGTCGATCAGCAGCTCGACCTGCACGCCCTCCCCGAACGCGACTGCCACACCCGAGTCCGTCACAACCACGACGTCGCCGGCGAACAGCATCCGCAGCACGACCTGGCGCGCGACGTCGGACACCCCGATCACGTCGATCGTCGCGCGAGCGCGCGGCATCGCACCCCGCGACGCCGCATCGGCGACGGCCTGTGCATCGCTGCCCCTGCGCACGAGCGCTACGCCCACGTTCGCGTGCTCGACGACCGCCGCGACGTCCGCCGCCATCCGAGCGAACGCCGCGGCGCCCACCGGCAAGTCCGACACGCCCCACGCGTCCGCGGCCGCGCGCGCCACGCCGGCGCTGCCCGACGCCGCGTCTGTCGACGCGCTCGCGTCAACCGCACCTCGCGCGACGCCGAGCAGCCGGTTCGCGGCATCCGCCGCGGCCACCGTGTCCGCCGCCGCGACGTGCTGGCCCAGCAGCCGCGTTGCGGCATCCGCCGGCGTCCACGCGTCCTGCGCCGCCTTCGAGATCGCCGCCGTGCGCCGCGCGACGTCCGACACCCCCGTCGCGTCCGCGCCGCCGCGCACCAGCGCACGATTGCTCACCACGCCGGCGTCCGACACGCCCGCGGCATCCGACACCGCCCGCACGAGCCCAAGCAGCCCGCGCTGCGCCGCATCCGTCACCGCCGCGCTATCCGAGCCCGCCCGCGCCTCGCCGAGCAAACGCACGCCGGCATCGCCGACCGTTGCCGCGTCGGCCGCCGATCGTGCGAGCAGCAGCGCGCCCGTCGCCGCATCCGCGAAGACCGCCGTGTCGAGCGCCTGCCGCACGAACGTCACACGCGGCGCCGCGGCATCCGTCACCACCACCGCATCCGCGCTCGACCGCGCGCGCCCCGCCGCACCCCGTGTCGCCGCATCCGACACGCCCGAGTTGTCCGCGCTCGTCCGAACCTTCCCCACCAGCCCGACCGCCGCATCCGACGACGACACCGAATCCGCGGCCGCGCGCGCCTCCACCACCTGCCGGCCCGCGGCGTCCCCCGCAATCACCGTGTCCTGCGGGCCGCGCGCAGCCACCACAGCCCTCCCCGGCGTGTCCGCTACCACTACGGCATCTGCGCCATCCCTGACCTTAGAGAGCGCTCCACGGGCCGCAGCGTCCGACACGCTCGCGCTGTCCGCTCCACCTCGCGGCCCCGTCTTCGCACGCGTCGCCGCGTCCGTCGCGCTCGCCGCGTCCGCGCCCACACGTGGCGCCGCCACCGCACGAGTCGCCGCGTCCGATGCGGCCGCGCTATCCGCCGTCGTGCGACCCGCCGGCGTCCACAGCCGCAACGCCGCATCCGACAGCGCCGGCGAATCCGCGCCGGCGCGCGCGAGCCCGAGCGCCCCACGAGCCGCCGCATCGCTCACCGCCGACACGCTGTCCGCGCCCGAGCGCGCATCCGCCAGCGCCCGCGTCGCGGCATCCGACACAGCCACCGTGTCCGCGCCCGTCCGCGACAGCGACACGGTGGTCGACGGCACGAGCACGACTGCCGCCGCCTGCGCCCGACCGCGCACCCGTGGGTGCGTGCCCGAGGCAGACGGCTCCAAACCGGAGCCGTACACCAGCGGCCGGCCGCCGACGAGATCCAGCTCCGGCCCCGTCGCGCGTCCCAGCAGCGGCGCGTAGAACACCAGCGCGGACGGCCGCACCTTCAGCGGCGAGAACCCCGCCGCGAGCACCGCCAACTCCGCGACCGTAAGCGCCGCGCTCCAGATCGCGCACTCCGCCGCGTCCCCATTCCAGACGCTCACCAGCGACCCATTCAGACGGAGCTGCCCGACCGTGACGCGATCCATCCCGCTCGGGTTACTCGACGACGTATTCGCCGTCCCCGCCACAGCGTCGAGATAGCACACACGGTTCGTCGTGCTCGTTTGCACCCCAGCGACGTGACACCACACGCCCGCCGACGCCGTTCCCGGCCCATTCGCATCGACCGATGGCAGCGACGTCTCGAAGAACGGCAGGCCCGTATCGAGCATCGCTAGCGCGATGTAGTTGTTCGACGCGTTCGCGCCAACACCCAGGATCGTCCCGCTATTCAGCGACGCGAGCGGCCGCGCCCACGCCGCCACCGTGAACGCGCCGCTGATCGCCGGCGCCGACGCCGCCTCGATGACATCGCCCGAGCCACCGGCGGAAAAACTCAGCGCCACAGCGCTGCGCTCCTACGCCTCGCGCAACTCGACCGCGAGTAGCTGCGCGTCGCCGGCCGCCGTGTCCGTCGCGACGTCACGCCGGATCCGCAACCGGAAGAGATCGCCCGCCGCGACGCTATCGGTGCCCGTCGACCCCGCCGTGCACGTGACGCTCGTCGTCTTCGTGTTCCCACTCGTGCCATCGACCGTCGCGGCCGTCACGATCTGCTCCGTCGCGAACCCATCGGCGTCGATGTCCTGCCCCGCGTCCGCGACCCGCTCGAACGTCGCGCCCCACCCAACATTCCCCGTCGTCGGTACCGCCGCCCACTTCGTGATGACCGTGATGTTTCCGCCGGCGTAGTGCTGCGGCATAACGCTCGTCCAGATCGCCGTTTCCTGCGTCGCCGAATCGAACTCCAGCATCGGATGCTGATTGCGAACGTTCAGCGTCGCGTAGTTCGTAGCCGGCGCCTCCGCCGCCAACGGCAGCAGGATCCCGAGCGTGTTCCCGGACGCCACTGTCTACATCCCGGCTCGCCGGATCGCGACATGCGCTCGCAGCAGCGCGCGCTGCTTGACCGTCGCGGCCTGAAACTCCTTCGGCAGCGCCGCCGTGAACGTCGGCTCCATCCGCTCCATCCACTCATCCGTCGCCGTCACCGCGGCCGCCATCTGCGTCTTCGTGAACGCGTTCCCCAGCGACGGATCGGACTCCAGCAGCGCCCGCCACGTCGCCCGTACGTCGCTCGCCGACAGCGCCACGACGACTAGCCCGCCGTGACGGTTTCCGTGATCGTCACGCTGTCACCGACCGCCGATAGCGTCGCCGTCGCGTTCAGCAGCGTCTCGTAGCCGAGCGTGCCCGAGCTGGACGCGTTCAGCACCCCGATCTTCGCGAGCGTCACCGGCAGCGAGTCCGACCCGTTCGCCGTGAACGTCTTCGTCAGCGTACTCGTGTTCGTGCCCGCCGTGTGCGCGTACGTCGCCTGCGCGCGCAGCAGCCCGCCGCCAGCCGTCGTGATCTCGCCCGGCAGCGTCGTGCTCGCCGCGCTCGGAGCCGTCGCGTTCGCCGACAGAGCGATGTAGTTGATCGACGCCGGCTGCGTGCTCGTCGAGAGATGCTGCGCGTGCAACGCATCGCGGCCCGCGTTCGTCAGCAGCGCCATCGGCTCGCCACGAGCGCAACGGAAGTGCTCCGCCAACGCCGCCTCGAACTCCGGATCGTCGTCGACCGCGACCCACGCCGGCGCGGCGCCCGAGTGCGTCCCCATGATCGACTCGACCTCCGCGACCCCGATCGCGTAGCGGCGATGCTCGTCGCCGAGCAGCCGGCCGATCATGTCGAGCATCCGATCGTTGTTCGTCGACAGCGCCAGCTCGACGTCCGCTTCGTCGTCGAAGCCCTCGCGCATCCCGACCGTCGTCACGGACACGTCCAGATGCGGCGCCGGGACCGACTGCCACTCCAACACGCCCTCCACGGAGACGCGCTTGGGCACCTGCATCATCGGCGCCGTGTTTCCCAGCCGGACGACAGTCACGCGCGCCATCGTACCCCCGGCTGCGCGGCGATCCCTCCGCCGACCCGACTCCTACGATCCGGCCTGCTGGCGTCTATGCGCCGGCGCCGGCGAGTGGTAGCGATGCCAGCTCAGCCATGACAGCTCCGCCGGCGCCGGCGCCGCTACGTCTCCCGCAACTCCCACTCGCCCGCCGACAGACTCCAGTCCACGACGACCGCCGGCGCGTCGCCGCGCAGGTCCGCCAACGGCCCCTCGTCGCGCAGGATCGCGAGCGCCCGCGCCTCCAGCTCCGTCGAGCCGACCGCGAGCAGCCGCGGCCGGCGTCCCCGCGCGCGCTCGTCCAGCGCGGCGTCCTCCAGCGACCGTGACGACAGCTCGCCCTCGCGCACGACGCCGCGCAGGTCAGCGGGCAGGCCCATCAGGACAGCCCGCCCTCCTCGCGATCGTCGAGCTGATCGGACAGCCGCACGTCCTCCTCGCGCAGCGCGTCGGCCTCGCGCTTGGCTTCCTCCTCCACGCCCAGCGGCTCCATCTCCTCGCCGCCCACCGCGCCCTCCGGATGCGGATCGAATCCTGTCGGTCCCGTCGACTCCATCATCGGCCTCCTCGCTCGCTCACCGCCGGATCGTACCGCGCGCTATCCGCTTCACCTCGTCGTCCCTGGACTTCGGCTCCGGCACGAACCGGCCGCCGCCGCGCGCCTCGCGCGCCGCGTTCGCGCACTCACGGTTGCGATGCACGTGCACGGCACACAGCCCGAGTGGTGCGGCGAGCCACAGCGTCTCCGTCGCGCCGGGCTCACCGCACCCATCGCACTCGCGCATCGCTACGCGACGACCGCCACCAGCAGCAGCAGCAGCAGCACGCCAAGCGGCGCGAGCCCCGCCCACAGCCCCGGATCGGCCAGCACCTCCCGCAGCGACTTCACCTGCGCCTGCACCTGCCTATTCCCGACCACCATCGCCCTGCACCTCCGATCGCGTCATCGACCCTTCCGCCCTTCACGTTGGTTCCACCTCGCCGGCGGCATCGTCTGCCACAGCCCGGACGCGCTCGACGCCGGCGCCGGCACAGACACGTACCCGGCCTCGCCCGGCAGATCGCGCAACGGGAACACGCCGAGCGGCCCGACGATCGCCTTCGAGCGCCAGTCCTCGCCGAACGTCCGCGCGAGCATCGCCTCGAACTCCGCGAGCGGCATCTCGGGCATCAGCGCGGCGCCTGCACGAGTGTCCAGCGCTCCCGATGCGGATGCTTCAGCTCGCGGCCCATCTGCACGTACGTCGTTCGCGGCGGCCACTTCCCCGCGCGCACCTCCAGCATCGCGTACCCACCGCCGCCCGCGCCCTGCAACGCCGCGCACCGCGACCCGATCGGCGCATGACACCGCGGACACGCGACGACCTCGTGGCACGTCCGGATCCGCTCGTTCGCCTCGTCAGCCGCGACCATCAGCGCGCGCTCGACGTCCTCGCGCTCCGCCATCACGCCACCAGCTCGCGCAGTGCCGCCTCGAACCGACAGCGATCGTCAAAGCCGTTCGAGCAGCCCTCCGCCTCCCTCACCGCAACCATCGCCCGCGCCGGATGCGCCTCGTCCAGTCGCCGGCCGCCCTCCATGCAGTCCGCGTGGCGCTTCGCTCCGCACGTTGGGCACGGGACACCCGCGGCGTCGATGACATGCGGCTGCGCGCACGTGCACACGTGCGCCTCGCCGGCCACCAGCTCACGCGCAGCCGCGACCCGAGCCCGCCACTCCTCGCCCTCCGCGATGCCCTCCTCCAACCACCGCAACGCGCCGGCGACAGCACGCATCCCGCCCTGGCCGCCCTCGTGCGTGACCGACGCGTCACGCAAACAGTCCCGCGCGTCGACCATCCGCGACACGAGATCCGGAGCAGCCATCAGCCCACCAGCCTCCGCGAGATGAAATCCGCCGCGTCATAGCAACCCATCCGCGTCGCCACGACCGCGACGTCGCGAAGCTGCGACGACAGCGCGTCCTGCCGCTGCGGCTGCTGCGCCATCGCGTCGTCCTCGTGCGACAGCCGCTCCATCTTCGCGCGCACGCCCGCCGCCCACGTCACCGCCGGATGCTCGGGCGCCGCATCCCGCCGTTCAGCGGCGGCCGCCACGTAGCTGCGCCACCGATCCCGCACCGGCGCGTACGCCTTCATCAGCTCGTCGAGCTGCCGCGTGTACTCGTCGTCAGACGCCGCGTGCAAGTCCTGCCACTCGAAGAACGGGCCATCCGCGCGACGCCCGACGCGATGCGGCCCGTCGTGATGTTCCCACCGCACGCACGTCATCCCCGACTTCAGCCACTCCGGCGCACCCTCAAAGCCTCCCGGCGCCTGCTCGCCGCAGCGCTCGCGGATCCGCAGCCCGCCGTCCACGAGCACGTCCACGACCTGCTCCAGAGCGCCCGTCTCCGTCCGGATGACCTCGAACACCAGCTCGTCGTCGGCGGCGATCACCTGCACCGTTCGAGCGACGGACCATCCCGCGCTCGTCGAATGTGGCGGCGTCGTGCCGGCGCGATCGGCGTCCAGCAGCGCGCGGACCGCCTTCACCGTGTCCGACTGCGCCTCGTTCGGAACGCCCATCACGACCTCCTCCGGAGTCGATCCGGACTGTGGCACGCCATCCGCCGGATCATCGTCCCGTCCGCGATCAGCGCCTCCGCGTCCGCGTCGGGCTCCCCATGCTCGACGCCATCCAGAAACTCCGTGACCTCGCGCAGCCCGTTCAGCACCCCGTCGATGCCGGCGTGCGCCTTGCTCTTCGGCCCGTCGCGAAGCGACAGCAGCGGGAACCACACCGCGGCGAGCACCGCGCCGCGCGCGTGCCGCGCGAGCCCGCGCGCCGCCTCGGTCCGGGCCGCAGCGAACCCCTCGTCGTACGCGGCCGCGAGCTGCTGGCGCATCCGCTCGACCCGCTCGTCAGCCTCCGTCTCCGCTTCGCGGCGACCCATCTCGTGATGGTGGCGCGCGATCCGGTCGATGTCAGCTCCGAGCAGCCCCGGACCCGACCCGATCCCCCCGCGCAGGCCGCTCGTCAGCATCGACCCGAACGCCTCGTCGCTCGGCACCTCCACCTCCCGGTACGGATTGCCCGGCGCGCGCATCTCGATTCCCATCAGTCCAGCCCCTCTCGTTCGTTCGATGTGCGCTCAGACGCGCGATCTCCGACACCTTCGGCGACAGCATCGTCGCTCCCCTCTCCTATCGGTTTCCCGTCCGGCCGCTCGTACTCCACGGCCAGCTCCTCCATCGACAGCACCCGCTCGCCTTCGCCGCGCTGCCCGAACGCGACGTCGAGCCCGTCACGCTCCACGCCGAGCACCGTCCGCAGCGTGTCGACCGCGATCGCCCATGCAACGCGAGCATGCGGCGGCCCCGCCGGCGTGTCCTTCGGCACCAGCACCTCGCCGATGCTCGGGATCGGCCTGCGGACATCCAGGCTCCGGTAGTAGTTCATGTAGCCCTCATCGCGCACGTCGATCCGGCCCTCCCGCGCGAACCGCGACAGCATCCGGCCGGCGCCAATCGCCGTCAGCCACCCCGCCTCCGGCGGCTGCCCGAAGTTCAGATGCCGAACGACCTGATCAGCGTCGACCCACTCCGAGCCGCCCGACAGCGACTCCAGCGCCGCGAGCAGCAGCTCCTCGCGCACCTTGCGCTCTTCCTCCGTGAGTTGCTTTGCCATCACGCCACCGCCCGCGGCCGGTGCGCGTCGAGCGCCGCCTCGTACGTCTCCACGTCCGAGATTCCGTCCATCGACAGCCACGCGAACGTCTGATCGGTCACTTCCGGTAGCAGCAGCGTCAACGCGTCAGCGCGCTTCAGACCACGGCACTGAAGGTAGAACACGCGCTCGCGCAGATCGTCCTCCACCGCGCCCGGTCCCATCACGTGCAACGTCACGCCGGCGCCCTCCGCGTCCAGATACGGGCGCAGGTCACGCACGACCGCGTACTCCGTCATCAGCAGCGTCAGCTCGCCCGCCGGCGTCACGATCCGCGCGCGCTCCTCCGGCCACTTCAGCGTTCGCCGGCGCCCGCCGGCAAGGATGCCCCGGAAGGTCCGCGCCGCGAACACGGGCCGCGCACGCCACATCGACGCGAACGGGGGCGATGGAATCTCCGTGTACGGCTGCTCGCGCAACACGATCCACCCGCCTTCGTCCGGGAGCCGCTGCTCCGGCGTTGGCAGACACCCGTGCAACGTCGAGAGTTCGAGACAGTGATCGGCGACCTGCTCGCACACCGCTTCGTCGTCAAGAAACGGCATCGCGCGCGCCGCACGCAGTTCGATCTCGCCCATCAGAGATCGACCCCGCACTTCGCGGCCGTCGCGCGCCACGCCGCGGCAGTCCCGCGAGCGTGCTTCGTGAAGCGACGATACGTCGTCCCGTGGAACTCGAACGGCTGCACGCTCGCGTGCCAGCGCCGGTAACGCGGCCGCAGCACACGCTCAAACGCCGCCGCCAACTCCTCCGGCTCGACCCGCGGGAACAGCCCCGTCGAGTCGATCTGCACCCCTGCGCGCAGCAGTTCGTCGCCGCGCCGGTTGATCTCGCGCGCCCGGCGCGACCGCGCCATATCGCCGTAGCGCACCAGGCGCGCCAAGTCGTACTCGACGAGCGCGTGATAGTCCGCCAGCGCCTCGCGCGTCTCCCGCTCCATTGGTCCTTCGGGCATCTCGTGCTCCTTCAACTCGGGTACGCACGACGATAACGGAGTGATCACCCGAGCGCAAGTCCACACGCCCATCACGCCACCGCCTCGAACTCGTCGCGCGCGTCCTCGTCCTGCGCGAGCGACAAGCTGCCCGCCGGCGCCTCGCTCAGCTCGAACAGACGCTCCGGCCTGCCGTGCTGCTCGGGAGGTGCCACGATCGGCACCTCCCGCCCGTCGAGCGCTAGCTGCCGCATCAGCTCGCGGCCTTGTGCGGCCGCAGGATCCCGGAGGTGCTCACGCCGAACGTTCCGCCGCACTCGCCGCACCGGCCGTAGCGCCCGCTGCGAGCGATGGCAGCCGCCTGCTCACCCGTCCCGGCGCACCGGCCCTTCGCGACGTTCGCCGCGCGCTTGTCGCCGGCCGTCTGCACCGGCGCGTCCGGGAAACACTTCGAGCACGCGGTATGTCCGGCCGCCACGACGACGCCGGCGCCGTCCTGCCCACTCAGCTCGAACACCGGCTGCACGAACGTCTGCCCCGGCGTCAGCGTGTGGCAGTACGGAGAGTGCACGTGGCCGTTGGACGCGACGACCTGGAGGTAGCGCGTCCAGCCGCCGCGACGCTCGAACTCCGCG